CGAGGATACTTGATTGATACCGGATTCCAATCACTCACATTCACTTTATCAGACATTGACTTTAACATTTTACTTAATATAACATTCAACAATATTTCATTACATGATTCAATTTTTTTTTTTATGAACACTTTTTAACACAAACTTTTATTTTTATTATTTAAATATGTAAATAACTAATTAAATAATAAATAATAATAATATTAATGAAAGAATTAATAGATAAGTTACCAATCGATATCGTTCTAAAAATTATTCCATATACATATAAACTACAAAATAAACAATTATTGAATGATATTGTAAGTTATGTTGAAACAAAAACATTATTGTTAGACGTGTATTATAACTATTGGACAATAGAAATGCAAGAACCATATCCCGAAGAATATAAATATTGGTTGATAAATGATATTATTTCATACGCTAATAACTATAATGCTACCATGTATGGTTATATCGATAAATTTTATAATATTTTTATGAGAAATAATTTTTTACACTCTAAAAAAGCCGTGAGACAATATTTAAAAAAGTTCGATGATAAGGATGTAACAACACAAATAAATATTTTTTTAAGTCTATTAAATAATGAAGAAAGAAAAGAATTAATTAAAATAAGACCTAACGAATAACATTTCAAATGCAGACATATTAATTATAACTATATGGATAACATAATAGAAAAACTAAAATCACATATTTGATCTAATATATACATATCATGAATGCGATTCTTAGGAGGATATTTTTCGCGATTATAACATAAACGATTTGATAATAAGATTCATTCTTGGTTATAATAAAAAGGTATAACACATTTAATTTAAAATAGTAACCTATTTTTTATTTGTAATTTATTATAATCAGGTTGTTCATCCTTTTCATTGTTTTCAATTTCTATAACTGTTTCATTATTTTCAGGTTCTCCTATAATATTACGTTCTTCAACTTTTTCACTTTTATTATTAAATACACCTTTCAAATAATCAAAAATATTTAAAGACATATTTTTTTGGGGAGGTTTTACTGATGGTTCTATTAAAGGTTCTTTTATTTTGTATTTTTCACAATATGTTTCACAATCACAAATTTTTGATAAATCATTTTTCGATTGTTCTCGTTCTTTTGCTATATTTTCTTGTTCGTTTTTAATATTTTTGCGATACTTTCCAGCTAAAGAATTTATTTTATCTTCAAATACAAAATACATAATATACTATATAGAGTATATTATATATAAATTTCACACATTTTTCTCATTTCACATTGTGGTAAACACCAATGAAGATTTGAAACAAAGGTGCATGATCAGCAAACAATTATAGTACTGGGTGAGCTTCCCATAGATATCTACAATATGCCCATTTTACTTTATAATCAATATCCTTTTTTTCAATAGTATCATCATTTGGAAATATTTCGAGTAATATTTCATTAGGTATAACATATCGTAATTGTTCTTCTTTTGTATAGCCATGTTTATATTCATAAATTGAATGAATATCTACATTTCCAATATACTTTTTCAAATCTTGTAATAAAGGTGCATAATGATATTTATAATTCCACTGATGATTTTGCACTCCCTTAGTATAATACTGAAAAATCCAAGCCAATCCTTCAATATAATTTTCGCAAATCTTTTTGATCTCATTTTCGTTTGGTTCTATATCAAACAAAGTTCGATAATAACGTGTTTCCCAACCAGTTTCAGTAGGACAAATATATTTTTCTTCTGATCGATAAATAATAGGAATATTCTCAATTAATTGTTCTTTATCTTCGGTTGTTTTCATTGGCCAGTTCCGTTTTTCAAATTTATCTCGAATAGTATGTTCTTGTATTATATTCTGATGTTCCTTTTTTGATAATTCATTTATAAACATTCCAAAATATTTCCATTGAATATCTTTTGTTACATGATGTATTAATGATCGATCCGAATATTTTCCGATGGTTTGTTTATATGTTTCTAAAATAACATCAATACCAATGGTTCGTATATTTAAAGAAATAATATGAGGCAGGAAATCATTTCCTAATAAGAAACAAATAAAAATATAATCATATACACTCCGAGAATCATAATTAGATGTGGATCCAACCATTTTCGAAAAAATACACATCGATAATTTTTCAATATCCATAAACAATTTCTCCTTTTCCTCCTTTTTAATATTTTCTTCAACAACATTTCGAAAATCAGGAGCTTCTCTGAATACATATATGTTTTTTGCGAATTGTTTATGAAAAATTGATAACATGATTAGATCTGAATCTAACCCATAAATAGCAACATGATCATCTAAAAGATTTGTTTCACGAATCCATTGAAATATTTTATGTTCTCCTTCACCAATTTCATCTGAACAAGATACTTTTACATTAGAACAATTATATTTTTTTTGTTTATATAAAAAATGATAATTTATTTGTAACGATAATTTTTCCATAAATTCAGTTCCAGGAGTAATAAAGGTAGTATTCCAATTCTTTTGAGATTTATTGATGGATCCTATTTTCGCCATAAAAGATGATTTATAACGACGTTTTCTCTGTTGATTCATTTTAGCAAATGGTGCTACTCCATCAAAAGTAATAAAAACAGTTTTCGATGGAGATATCTCATTAATTAACACTTCGATATTTTGTATGACAGATTGAATAATAAGTTCTTCAATATCGCCATTTTCAAAAGTCTTTTTATTATATTTTTTTTCAATATCATAAAAAGAATCATAAATAATAGAATTACAATCCATACATAAATGTTGAATACTGTTTAATTCTTCCCGTTTTTTTATTATATTATTATAATTTTTAATAATAAAAGAAAAGTAGCTTGGTATTCCCATATTATATTATATAGCGAAAAATATCTATATTGTTTTGAAAAATATTTATCAGAAGAATGTATATATGGAATTGAATATAGTTACTTTGTTATATCTATTTTTTCGTTTAGCACCATTTGTAATTGTATGTTTTTTCTCACTATCCTCACTATTTAACCAAGATATTAAAGGACTTATTTATTTAGTTGGATTATTATTAGCCTGTTTTTTTACAATATTAGTAGGAAATAGTTTATCTGAAGATATTACATTAGGTAATGATCAAAATCCAGTATGCAATTTAATTACAATAGGTGTTAATGGATCCTTTTCTAAAATTCCACTTGGTATTTCAATATTAACCTATACATTGATTTATTTAGTATATGTTATAGCTAAGTACAATCAAGAAATGAATAATTTACCTACACTAATTTTATTCCCATTATTAATATTAGCTGATTTGGTATGGAATATTAAAAATAGTTGTTATCAACCATATGGAATTATTATATCAATCATTATAGGTGGTGCATTTGGAGCCATATGGGCAGCTATTATAGATTCTATGAAAAAACCTGATTTATTCTTTTTATCAACAGGAAGTAATAGGGCTACATGTTCTCGTCCATCAAAACAATTATTCAAATGTACCTTTAAAAATCCCAAATAATTATGGATCGAAAGAATAAATGACCGAATTAAACCATTGTTTTAATAAAACAGATAATTGTGATCTATGTAAATCAGAAGCAATCAATTTAATACTACGATTACGATCTTGAAAATGCATCATAAAATTTTGTATAATATTTTTTGTTATTGCCAAAGAATATTTAGTATCAATTTCATCATATGAAAATTGTGGATACCCTTTACGCTTATTCACTGAATTATGAAAATTAAACATCATACGTTTATAATCCTCCTTTGTTTGAATACTATTAAAATTTATGCCATCTAAATATGTTTTAGCGTGATTAGCACAATCCGGACAAGGTAAATTGCAACAAATAGCATATGTATTATTTAATAATTCTGTTCGTATATATTTAAATTCTGAATCCTTTATTTTTACAGATAGTGTATGAAATAGATACCATACAGGTGGGCCCCATTTTACCTTAGCAATAGGATTAGGTTTATTTAAAGATTCAATGATTGGTTGATTCTGTTGTATATTTTTTGGAGGTTGTGTGCGAAACATAGACATAATCATAACTGGTTGTTTCACCGAATTATTGGATGCTATTGAATTATTACTATATAATCTCATATAACCTATATAAATACAAAATATAATATAAATATAAATATATTATAAATGGCTGAAACAAAAGATGAATTAATTAAAACTATTCGTGAATGGGTAAAATTAGATAATGAAATTATTCAACTTCAAAAAGAGGCTGCTATTCGAAAAAAAGAAAAGCTGAAAATATCAGCACAATTAATGGATATTATGAAAAAGAATGATATTGATTGTTTTGAAATTAAAGATGGACACATTTTATATAACAAAAAAAATACAAAACAACCCATTACAAAGAAAATCTTAAATGATATTTTAGTAAAATTTTATAAGGGTGATTATATGAAAGCAACCGAACTAAATGATTTTATCATGCAAAATCGAGTCGAAATAACTAAAGAAACTATTGTCCGAAAGATTAATAAAGAAGAACCAGCAATCTAATTATGTTTCTATAAAATCAGTAATAATTGTTTTACCATTTGATTTTAAACATTTTGCAATAATTTGTGGGTTCTCCTTTCCACTTAAAATGTCTTCTGTTCTATAAACATTTTTGAAAGAATCAATATAATAAACAATTCCATTTACTTCTTCTAAAACTAATTCAACCTTCTTTATAGAACAATCACCACATTGATTTAACTGAACAAATCCATTAGGAGTACCTTTACTATGAGTTCCACAATATTCACTATCACTTTTACGCCTTCTAGTACATTGTTCATTATTTGCCCGTTTTGCATTACATCGGTTTGTAGCCGGAATAGAATTTTTGATTCGTTTTCGTTTTACTAAATCATCCTTTGTAATCGACAATCGTTCATAATCATAAATATATTCAAGTAAATCATTTATTTTTTGTTTATCATCAAATTGAAGATTTTGAACTTTTTGTTTTAATTTATCCTTAAAGCCAACAATATAGGTTTCGAGTTTCTTATTTATCTGTTTTTCCATATGTCTTTATATGAATATTATAAAAACATATTTTTAGTTCAATTTTATTAAATGAGTTAATATAATAATATAAAGAATATATATAATGTTTTGTGACGGATTAATTGGACCTACATATACAAATGCAGATGATTTGAGAGTAGCATTTTTTAATTATATAGATAAAGAAGTTTATCCAAAAAATGAGAGAAAATCAGAACGCATATTAGAAATAGCAAATAATATTAATTGTTTCAAGTGTTTTGATATAAAATGTTTGATAACTGATAGAAAATATTTACCAATTAGTTCTCTTGATTGTAAAGGAAGTTTTGATTTAATCAAATGTGATTTTTGTGGAGATGGATCAATTATAAAACCTACAAGATATTTTCGAGAAAAGGTAAACTATAAAACATTACAATATGCAAAAATGGTACATCTTGAAGATATAGCTTCAGAATTATATTTTCTTTCTTTAGAAAACGAAGTTGGAGAACCTGAATGGGAATTTGCTGAAAATGAATCATTTACACATAAAATAACCCAATTATCGATAGATGTTGACATAAAGGAAGTTATAAATTCTGTTAAAACAATGATTACTGATTATTTTGCCGACCCCAGTTTATTATCCAGTTTTATTGAAACATTAGAACTTAAAATAAAACATTTTTATGGAAGTACAAAAGGGACAAAGGAAATTTGCAAAAAAGTTGAGAAAAATGGCGAAACAACATTTATTTTATTTGATCTTGAAAAGGAAGTGAAAAAAAGTAGCGGGTCATCAAACTTGTTTCAACTGTCTTTTAATAAACAGTCGGAATCAATTATCACACATTTAATGTGTATTCAACCAAAAAATAAAATGGCTGAAAAAATATGCACAGAAATGATGAATAAAAAGGTGAAAAATATGATGAATACAGTTACAAATTATAATAATAAAACATCGGATTATACGTCGGTGAAAGGAAAATAAAAATGGCCTGTGTTGTATTCCCCCCACCCCATTTATAAATGTTTTTATAAAATTGATTCAAATTTTATGAAATATAAATATAACATATCTTACACTTATCATATGTCTTATTTTACAAATCAAACAATTGAAGGATCTGTTTCTATCGATATGCAAGAATATTCTCATCCAATTGTTTCGGATGCAGTATTATTATTCCATAATTTTCAAACAGAATTGAATCCTTTGGATTACCCATTTGGTATTCTTGAAATTACATTTTCTAAAAACAAACAATTAAATGACGAAATTATTCATAATCTACCAGAAATAGAGAGAATTGAAATTATTATTAAAAATGGTTTGATTTATGATATTTCAGATAATTTATGGAAATCATCAATTATTGAACTGGAATTTAATACAGAAGAAAAACATACATATCATATTAGATCATTAGAAATATACGATGAAGATGTTGAAGCAGTGATTTATGGAAAGGTGGTTGGTGTAACTGATGATGACCCTCAACATAATCAAGAATTATATACAGTATATCAACTACCAGATTTAATTGATACAATTAATAATACTATTGAACCAGTAGATTTATTAAAATATATGTATTTACAAAAAACATATGAAATTTTATTCGAATTAATTGAATATGAAAAAGAACCGATTCATGAATCATATATAGAAAAAATTAAAGCATTTTTCACAAAAATGGGGTTATATATAAATGAATACAACCTTTTGGAAGACACATTTATGAATCAAATGTGTAATGACATTATTGTTACTATGAAAACAATTGGAATAAATATTCAATAAATCATAAATGTCATATAAATACATTATATATATCTTTCACCTTTCAAACGCTCATTATATATGATAAAGGCGATTTATCGGTGAAAACTAACATTTACTAATAACAATAAAAAATATATTTTTTATTAGAAAGATTATTTGGTGTGTTTATGTAAATGATCTAAAACATTTTTCTTATTTTCTCAAACACATCTATTGCTTGAATACAAGAACGTTTCAAATGTTCTCGTAAAAGATGTTTGTCTGTTGTTTGTAAATATGCAACACGAATTTTACTACTTGTATCATGTGGGTGAAATTTCTTAAAGCCACAATAGTTCATTAGCTGTTCTTTTTCATAAAAGGATTCATAAAGAATATATTCGAGTACCTTACCCACAGTGTAATCTTCATTTTCCAAAGTAATATCATAACTATTTTCCATTGTTGTTTCACTTAGACCAATTGGAATAGCATCACTTTCTATTAATTGCACCATATTTATGAATTTGTCCTTCAATATATTACATGCCTTTTTAATAATGTATTTATTATCAAATACACCTACAGTTTGAATAACAAAATCATAACTATCAGGAATAAATGTTCTTTGTGCATCAAGTAAATAATAATTTCTCTTTTTATATTCAATTTCTTCCTTTGTCATATCTTCTGCAATTGATTTTTGATGAAGCACTTCCCATGCAGATTCTACCTTTGACATATCAATTGTATTCCCATAGGAACATTTAGATACAACATTAAACATTGAATTTATACCAGCAGTTGCCATTGAAAATTCAGCAGAGAATTTAATATGTTCTCCTGGAATAGTATCACCAATTTTGGGTCTTAATCTGGCAAAATCAATATATGCTAATGTAAGTGGATCAGGTGGGAAAATCGATCGTACATCTTCTCTGGTCATATATTTTCCCGACTCCTTATGTTTTATTTTAAAATCTTCAGTTGTAATCATTTGGATAGTATCACTATTATTTTGTACATCTACCTCTAAAATGTATTCTTGATAAAATGTTTCAAGTTCCTTTTCATTTGATATATGAATAGGTATAGAACTTAGACGTTGTTTTAATAATTCATTATGAAGTCTTCCAGTATTAATCTCAAATTTGCATTTATTGTCTGCATATGTTTCAGTACGAATTACAACTGTTGGAATATCATTTAATATGGTTCTTCGCAATGCATTAGCTAAACTCAAATTTATTTTTGCTAATGTAAATCGATAGATATCATTTTCTTCAGAGGGTGATTGTAAAATAGGATTCATAGTATAATATATAATTGGTTTAAAAAAATGAATTTATATCAATTTTTTAAAATTGTTTCAAAAATGAATAATAGCCCAATCTAATTGGGTAATATATCAATTGTATTTTATAATAGGATCACCATATAAAAATCATAATGACTTTCAATCAGGTGTTTTGGTTTTGTTTTATTATTCGATAAATCGTATTATTTTCATATTATACAAAATTATAATATAAAATCTCTTTATTGAATCATTATATATGCTAATAAAACAAAAAAGAGGATAAATGGAAAAAGGACAAGAAGCCATGAAAGTCCTGGTGCACCTGCTCTACATATTAAATTTAAAATCCAAGTCCAGAAAAGGACATAAATAAGTTTAATCATAAAAACCAATAAAGTACTAGAAACAACACAAGAATATGATCCTAGACAATATACATTTGCACTTCCAGAAATGTAATTTTGTATGGCCATAATGAAAATGGCTATGAGAGAAATCCCTAAATATATTGACGCAGGAGTACATAAATTTTTTAATCCAGCAACTGCCATATTTATATATAAAAGAAAGAATAAAAAATTAGACTAGAGCTGGATTATGTGGTCCAAATACATTTGTTCCAACAGGTTGAACTAATGGGGAAGGATCAACTGTTGGCGTAGCATTCAATATTTTAAATGCTGAAGTAATACCAGAAGTATTTCCAAAACTAGTAATAGCATTTGCAGTATTTGGATCATTTATGTTAGCAATACCACCCCTTATTTTTTTATAAGTTTTTCTTGATTTTTTATTGTTTTTTTTCGATTTATTTTTTTTGTTTTTACCACCAGAAATCATATTTGGTTGCATTCTAGTATCAATCATTGATTTTGAATCCATTGGATCACTTGAGGTACCCAAAGATTGATTGTATGGTATTACTGATTGATTGTGATTAATAGATGTATCTAGATTATTGGAACCACCCTTTAAAAAAGATGTATTTGAACAAGAGCCACATCCTCCGCGTTTTTTATATTTACGAGATCGTTTTATTATTTTTTTATTAGGCATTACTATAAGTTATTATAAGATTTTATTCAATATCTACATGAGTTAACATATGTCTTCGACAACAAGGATTATATAATCGCATATTATCTAATACAATACCATTTACAGATTTGTCCATATTTTCTTTTGTGAAATATTCGACTTTATTAACCTCAAGACCTTGTGCTAATTTCATCTTTCTGACTTCATCTAAATAATATCGATATTTATTAGCTAAAACATTTCCACAAGTAAAACATTTGATTGGGATAATCATGATTAAATATATATAAATGCTAGGTTTTATATATATTATTTTTTTGATATTTTTAATCAATTTTATTTATTGAGGTTCAGATTCTTCTGGAACAGATTCGTGTTTTGATTCCTTTTCATCTTTCTCTTTCTTTTCCTCCATACCTTCAAGACGGTGGGTCATTCTCCAGATAAATTTATGTGTTAACCAGAAGATAAGTCCAAAAACAGCAGCATGAACAAGAGCAACTGTGAATTTTGATCCATTCTTAGGTAATCTCAAAAGGACATTAGGTGTTAGAATAAAGAAAAGAATAGCAGCGTAAAGAGAAACTAGTAAGCTCATTTTTATAATATAGATATAGATTTTATATTTTATTTGATAATCCTATATTGACAATAATTAGTGTTTTCATATAATAAAAATCTGTTTATTCAAATATTTCCCTAAATATATATCTTTATAATATAAAATATGAAACAGATGTTTTTCGGAAGTATCATTTTTATTTTGTTATTAGTTATTATTATTAATTTAGCTATTCAATATAATACTCAAATATTGGAAGGATATACAAATGATACAAATTATTGTAAATCAACTGATAATGATTATAACAACCCTAATATGTGTTATGATATTAATTATATGGATGAATCAGGAAATACTATCAAGGGTAAATCTCGACTATCTGATTATGATTATATTAGTCATGATGGAAAAATAAAACAAGTTCCAGATAATAAACTATTCGTTCCTTCTGATAATAAATTAGGTTATAGTCCTATAGGGGTTAATGGTATTACTATATGTGAATCAGGTGATCCTAGTTATAATGATATCAATACTTGTAAAAAAGTAAAATATATTGATAATCACAATAATCTAGTATCAGATAAATTAGCGAAACTATCTGACCGTGTTTATTTAGATTCTAGTGGAACTGTAATTCAGGTCCCAAACGGATATCAATCAAACTCAGATCATAGTGGATACATTCCAAAAAAGAAATCGGAAATATATAAAGCTTATTCAGATCCTAGTATGAATGATAATAAACCACCTTCAGGAACTTCATATAATACAAATAATTTAGATATTACATACCACGCAGATCCAACTACACAGGCAAATAATGCTGATAATGCAGCAGGTCCTGGCAAAATGATTGTAAAAGATCCTTCAGGAAATTTAGTTTCAATGTCATATAGTGATATTAGTAATACAACTCTTTATTATGAACCTAGTACATATCGTTTTGGTCCATCTAATTATGTTCCTAATTATGAAGAAAGTGTATATTTAAGTAAATTAACAAATGAACCAACAACCACTACTATTGTTAATAATAAAGCAGGATTTTGTAAAGACACAAGGGCATTCCCAGAGAAAACAGAGGAAAAATGTAAATCATTAAGCCCAGATGTTTGTGCATCAACTGATTGTTGTGTTTTATTAGGAGGTGCAAAATGTGTTGCAGGTAATGAAAGTGGTCCAATAATACGGTCAAATTACAGTGATTTTACTATTATAAATCGTGATTATTATTATTACAAAGGAAAATGTTTTGGAAATTGTGATAATAAAAATTAAAATTGAATCCCGATAAAATTAATATATGATAGACATAATAATATTTTACTATGTCTAGATTTACACAAATTATTCGAAATGCTACATTAGAATGTCATACAGATAAAATGCCAATTCCTATATTTGAAAATTCAGAAGATATATTTGGAATAATTAAAATAAATATGGAAAAAACAGATCCAATACAAACCCCCCTACATATTTATTGTAATCTAGATATTTCAGATTCGATGAATGAATATACTACCGGTTCAAATAGAAAAATCAATTATATTAAACAAACAATGAAATTAATGTTAAATTATCTTATAGAGAAGATTACATCTGAAATTTGGATACAAATTGGTATATTTAGTACATTTTATGAAATACTAATTCCAATGCAAATTCTATCATCAGAAAGTATTGAAAATATGTTAAATAAGATTCAAATGATTAGTGTTTTTGGATTTACAAATATTGAATTAGCACTTAAAGAAACGAAGAAAATAATGGAAGAAGAAATACTAGAAAATCCAACACACAAATATACGCATATATTTTTAACAGATGGACATCCAACAGAGGGAAATTGTAACATTTTGGATTTATCTACATTAGTTAGTAAACAATACCCCAATCTATTTATTGGATATGGTTGTGATCATAATTCTGAATTATTAAAATTATGTGCTGCCGATGATCTTAAAAATAGTTATCAATTTGTTGATAATTTTGAAATGACTGGACAAGTTTATGCTGAAATGCTTTATAGTGTTTTATTTTGTTCAATTAGTGATCCTTATATAAAAATAGAAAATGGATATATTTATGATGCTAAAAAAGATATATGGAAACAGGAATTATATCTTCCAACATGGATTTCTGAAAAGGAATATATATATCATATTAAATCATCGAACATGAATATTGTAAGCATAGATATTTATTGCGGTGATAATGAATTGCTATATAATGTATCAAAAATACCTGAATTAGAAATTATACAAACAAATAAATTAGACAAATATATTTTTAAACAGAGAACAATCGAATTGTTGTCAAATATGCTTGCAACAATAAACAATGACGAAATTGATAATAATAATTCTATAAACCAAAGAAGACAAGAAATGAGTGATTTTTATAAGTGTATTCGAACATATATGAGGGATAATGAGTTAATGGAAGATACTTTTATGAAAATTTTATGTGAAGATTTAGTAATCAGTTATCGTTCAGTAAATACACAGTTTTCTGAAATGCATATATTATCACGTAGAAATGCTCAAGCAACACAATCATTATATCGTTCAGGATCATCAAATACACATGATTATTCTCAAATATATCAACCAGATAATCGTTGTCCCACAAGAATGTCATCTTTTACTAATACAACTTCATACTTTTCAACTGCATGGCAACATGTGACTTCGTCACTTCTAACAACCGATGAAGATGGCGATTTAAATATGCAAAGGCGTAAAAGACGAAATACAGATCTATTTGAACCTCTTTCATTATTACAACCTCCTGTAATTATAGAAATGGAAAGAGATGAAGATAATATTAATAATTATCAAGATAGTTTTATCACTGAAAATATTTATTCACCACCATTATTAGAAGCTATGGCACGCGATATTAGTAGGTCACATTAACCTGTTAGATAAACAAAAGAAACAAATAAAAATTATATTTTCATTGGAATAAACCCTTTTGTGGTTTTTTTAATAGTATATTGAGAATCTTCTCTATGAATTTCATCATGACATTTTTCACAAAGGGCTAATAAATTTGCTTTATGATCTTTATGAAATGATCCAATAAACCCATTTTCATCTGCATTACGTTGTGGAGACAAATGATGTGTTTCATCAGCCAATACTTTTTTACATTTTTCACAAAATCCTTTTATTTTATTTGAATTATAACGTGAAGTACTATGTTGTAGACTACCCGAAGATTCAGGGAAATATTTTCTGCGAAAATTATATGCATTTTCTAAAAATGATTCTTCCATATGAAGTGATTTACATACTTCTAATCCATATGTTCGACTACCTTGACCATCCATTAATTTTCTGTCATAAACAAGACATTGATTTACAATATCATAATGAACTGCCATATGTTTTAATTCCAGTCCATTAAGATTTTGTATTTCTTCATACTTGGTAATTTCATGAAAATGTGTAGCAAATAAAAAAGTCGATTTTTTTTCATGAAGATCTATTAATCCCGTACAAAAAAGACTAAGTGCACTTTCTATTTCTGTTCCTGAACAAAGTTCATCACCCAATACTAGACTTGATTCATCTGCCATTTTAAGAATAACTCGCAATTCCGACATTTCCACTGCAAATGTAGAAAGTCCTTTAAATAAATTATCATTTCCTAATATACGTGAAAAAATCGATTTATATGGTTGGTAATTAAATTCCGAACATGGCACATATAACCCCGATTGTGCCATAATAATAATAATTCCTATAGCACGAATAAAACTTGTTTTACCTACTGCATTTGTCCCAAATAATAATATTCCATGTTTTTTATCTCTATTTCCAAGAGTTAGATCATTTGTTATATATATTTCATTTTGTTGAAGATGTTCAATTAAAATATGTCGTATATCTTTTGCTTCAAAAAAAGATCCATTATCACTAGTGTTGTCAATTGTTGGTTTGCAATAATTGTATTGTACTGCGGTGTATGCCTTACAATGAATGACATCTAATCTAGATATGTATAATATAATTTGTTCGAGTTTTTGATACCAATCTTTTTCCAAGGTTCTCAAAATATCAAAATAAATTTTGGAAATTTCATTTGATAATTTTTCTTTATATATTGCAATCTGTTTTAATAATGTAGTTAATTGAGGAAAATCTATTTCATCATTAGATGCTCCTGCTTTAATAATTTGAATATCTTTTGTAAATAATTTTAATTCAGGTGAAATATCAAGAACATGTATTTGTTCGAAAATCTTTTTAAGAGTTATGCCACGTTTATGTGTAATCTGTAATGTATTTCCCGACTTTTCAGTTGAATGTATTTTAATATAATCTCCATCAGGCATTTCCTCATAATTACACATAAGATCATTGAGAACATTTTTTATTTGATCAAAAAGTGTTTGATAACTCTTGTATTGTTTAGATATCTTATCTAGTTCAGGTGAAATAGATTCTTTTATAATATTTTCAGAGAATGAGGTCATTGTTTCAATGTCTTTACATCGATCTATATAAAAAACGGAATCCATATATTGTAAGAAAGTGTCTAATATAGATGTAATGGATCCATCTGTCTCAATATGTTCACATAAATAACTAGTTAATTCTGAATATTCCGAAATATTACAATTAATTTCCGATATTAATTTGATACTTTCATAAAGAGAAAATAACGATTTTGGATATATCTTTTTAATGATAATTTGTCTACAAATTTTATCCAGATCTTTTATCTTTCTTAAATGTGATCTTAATTCACATGTGTCATTTATATTTTCTCTAATAACATAATCTGTTATATTATATTCTTTTTGAAGCCATTCACTATCAAATGTAGGGTTTGTTAATTGGTATTGGAAAAGACGTTTTCCCATTGGACTACAACATTTATTCAAAAAGGATAATACAGATGAAAATTTACCAGAATTTCGTCCATCAATTGAATCATCATCAATAATATTCAACTGTTTTAATGTATGATTTGCTAGGATCATTCGAGAACTTGTATTGTTAAATTTTGGAAAGGCAATTTTATGAACCAAATCTTGATTATGTTCTTGTAAAAAATGAATCAAATAACAGAAAGATTGTGTAGCAATAGTATATTGATAAAATTCAGAGCAAGTTTCATATGCATCTGGACCAAAAAAGGTTGACATCATTTGTGAAATATATGTTTGTTTTTGACAGTTTTCAACAATTTGATTTTCATTTTCATTTATATATACATAATGCATTTTGCGATTATTAATACCAGAATATTGAGTAATTTGTTTTGTATATTGTTCACTCATTTTTGAAATGATGATAACTTCAGAAGGACATATACTTGAAACAGCACGTTCTAATTCATCAAATGAAGTAGGGTTCATGTAGAATGGATTGTCATATTGGAAAATAGTTGTTTCTCCTGTAAAAATGTGAACAGATGATATCCCACAGACAAATTGTACTTGATTTGAATGAAATGGTTTATATGTTTCAATCCAAATACACATTATGTTATTTGATAATTGTTGATTTTGTTCAGTATCATAAGATATGTATGTACCTGGTGAATATGCCATGTAGAATTCACGTTGTTTTTGTATTGGATTTTTACCTTGTATATAAATAACTGCAGTATATTCATTATTTACTGCTAATTTTACAAACTTTTCACATGAGTGTTCGGGAAATCCTGCAAGAACAATGTATTTATCATTCCATTCTGTCTTTTTACTGCACGATAATGTCATACCAGTGAGTTCACAAAACTCTTCAACAATTCTAAAATGATTTTGTCCATTTGTTTTATCTTGTAAATTATATAATTCGAAAAAACTTCCACATTGATAAAAGACAATAGTTTGTTTTCCATATTTCTGAAAAGATTCTTCGAGAACCTTGAAATAATGCGAATGCATTGTGTTCTCTTGATCCTCTATTGTCTTGGTCTTTTTAGGAGGCATATCTATATATTATAGCATCTTCTTTTTATGTTTATTTGTATATTTTAATTGTACAATTCATTTTATATTTCAAATATATAAAAAAAATTGATTCACTTTTTTCATTTTATGTTTATGATATCAAATTAAAACCAACAATACTAAAATGCAAACAAGAAGTCAAACCAAACGTGTTTCTATTCAAGCAAAATCATTACAAAATGAAGAGCTCAAAATCTGCGAACATACGCAGATGCGAGCCAAAAAAATTGAAATAGAAGAGCAGCATCAACCATTAGAACTACAATTAGAATTAGAACGACTTTCTCATTTTGTGACAAAGTTAAAAAGCTTACTTAAAGATGTTTCAAATGCATCTGATAGAAAGAGTAAGATTAAGATTGCTACTGATATGTACGAGTTTGTAGATAAGGAAATTCTAGTTGTATATAAAACTATGCAAAAAAGATCAGGTGTAGAATCTACCCGACGATTTATGACAGTTATATATCTTAAGGGTAGATATCTTATTACTACACTTATTGAAACATGGGAGAATGCCCCTTCAGAATATATTTCAACTGATATTTATAAGACCGAACAAGTATTTCGTCGTGTTATTGAAAAGATCAAACCACTAATTAATTAAATAGTAGATAGATAGTAGCTAGCTAGTAGTTAGGCAATTAATATAATCATGTTTTTTTTACACCAACATAATAACAAATAAAAAATTGAAGATAATTTTATTTTTTTATTTTTAGTTTATAAAAGTAAAACAACATTCTAAAATGCAAACCAAAAGTTATACTAATCGCGTACATGTTGAACCATTTTTAACACAGATTTCAGACATTAACGAATATAAACAAATTGAAGATTTTAACACAAAAATTAATAATTTACTTAATGAAATGAACAATACTATAGGTCATATCAATCGCATAAAAGTAATAAAAAGACTATATGAAGTTATAAATAAAGAAATTCTACAAATATATCCAATTATACAAAGAACAATAAGCCTAGAAAGTGCTACAAAACTTCTTACAGCAATAGATTATCAAGCTAAAGATTCAGCTAATAAAATTGAGAAATTAACAGTTAAAATGAATGATAACAAACTATTATTTGATACTCATAGTCTTTTACATCATGTAGGTAGCAAAATTCAACCATTATTTTCAAATATATAAACTATAAAAAACATAAAAGAAAAACCCATTAAAAACTATATGAAATCTTTTTTATTATTAGGATACGACAAATATAAGGATAATGATGATTTAGAATCTGGAATGTCTAATATAAATGATACAACAAATCATTTTACAAATATTATTTTTTATTATAAACTTTTGTATATATTTTTATTTATTGAATTACTTGGTTTGATCTATTATATTTGGATTATTGATTTATATTAATTATCATCTAAATAGATGACACTTTGAAATGACGTAAAAAAGCCATATTATCTATTTGTTTATCAACTTCATCGGGATTGAGTTTTGCATTTTCCCAATCAATTATTATTGGCATATTATTATCAGTATTAAGCATCACATTATTAGGTAAATCACCATGTGAAATATTATTTTCGTGTAATATTTCTATTGATCTTCTTAAATATCTGTATTGAGATTTTGTTAGTTTTGATGTATCAATGTGATCTAATTTTTTTTGAAAAATCATATTTGAAACAGCTATTTTTCCATATTTACTACATGTTTCAAAATCATCTTTGAAATTAACTCTTTCTATACAAGAATCTATATTTGGCAAATAATAACGATTAAAACGTTCATTATTATGATCTATTTTTTCTAATACGTTATGAATTTCATTATTTATAGGCATATCATTATATAAAAATTTAGATACATATCCATTTTCCTTTGAGAAATTGTCGCAAGAAATAGAATCAATAATACAACCATCTTTCCCTTTACCTAAAACAGTATTTTCGCGAGATTTTATTTTTAGACTTTTATTTTTTACACTTTTTGTCTTTTTTGATTTTTTTGTACCTTTTGTCCTTTTTGTTACTCTTTTCATATATATAATATTGTTCATATTATATGTAGATAACAAAGATAATACAAACTAAATATTTAAGTCGGTGTATTATCATTAATAAAATTATACAAAAGGTTATCTGGATTGTGATTTTGAACATCTCCACAAATTAATAAAACACTTTCATACATTTTTCTTAAAACATCATTTGGTGCAGTTGTTCCTATTTTTATAAAACCCTTTTTAATAAGATATTTTCTAACTTCTTGAATGGGAATCTGCTTTAATAAATGTGTTTGTTCAGTTGTTCTATTTCTCAATGTCCGATTAGAAATTAACACCCCAATTTTGGGAACTGTTTTTGATCTTCCAACACGATATGTTCTCTTATAAATTTTCCTTCTTTTTAAATATCGAATATTATTCTTTTTTGGTGCTAATTGTTCTTCAGCTTTCGCTATGGTTTTCATTATACCAATTGATCTCACTTTTTCAGAAGGCATTTCATTACTCGATATAAATGGTTCGGGATTGTCATATAGGTTTGTATTTGGTTGGTTTTGTATAGGTGGATAAGTTCTCTGTGTTTGATGTTTCCAATTTCGATATGTTGGTAATGAACCATTTTTTAAACAACCATATGAAGGTGGTACTAAAGGTCTAACAATTGGTATAGGAGGTTCTTTATAAATAGATTGTTGTAAAGGTAAACTAAATTCGGTAGGAAATTCTAATTGAACATTTTCATTTAATGGAACACTTTGATTGGGTTGTAATAAAATAGAATTTGGTTGTGGATTTGGATATTTTTTCAAAGTTGAATTGTGAATATTTGGATTGGCTTGTTTTAATTCTTCTTCCCTTTTTTGTGTTAATTTTGAAAAAAAATTAAGAGATTGATTAAAATCATTATCAAAGTCATCTGTTGGAGAGAGTTTCGGTTGATTATTTTTCTCAGAATAAATATTTTTAAGCGATTTTTCTTGATTTTCACGAATCATTTTTAAAACGCTTTTTCTAAGAGTTCTTGGAGTTGGTGTATGATGCATATTTGTTTTTATTTTTATTGGACTTGATATATTTTCATTAGGCATTTTCTTTTTTTTTGTTGTATTTTTCGAAAATGAAAATAAATCCGGATTAATATGGATCGTTTTTTTTTCAGACATCCCTAGTTATTAAAAGCAACGAAAATAAAAATATAAAAGAAACGGTTATATGATTATCAACAATACATACTATAAATTACGGATTCTTTCTTTTTATTTTTAGAAAACCTTTTAAACGTATCAAATCCTTTTTCTAAATCTTCCAATGTTAAATTCTTCTTTTCATCCCCCTTTCCAAAAATACGTCGACCATGTGCTATTTTTGTATATGTAAAAAGGGCTTCAATATCGCGACCAAAATATGGCAATGAATCTTTATTTAATTGAAACCATTTTTCACCAATAGTAGAATCTAAACTATTAAACGACCATTCATTTTTCTCTACCTTCTTCTTAAAAATAGAAAACATCTCTTTAGAATCATATGGATCTAAAGTAAATCGCCAAATAAATCGCGATTCTAATCCAGGGTTTGCCTTAAATAATTGTTGTTTAATTTCATCTTCATAACCAGCAATAATTACCATCCAATTATCTTTATATTCACTTAATGCTTCACATAAAGTATCAATACATTCACGTGAAAAACTATCATTTTGATTAATATCTGCTAAAGAATATGCTTCATCAATAAAAAGAACACCTCCTAGAGATTTTTCAATCACCTTTTGTGTTTTCATAGCAGTTTGACCTAGATAACCGGCAATAAGATCACTTCGTGTAACTTTCTGAAAAGTAGAATTCTGTAAAATACCAAGTTTTGCATACATTTTCCCTATTAGTTTTGCAATTTCCGTTTTTCCTGTACCAGGAGGTCCAAATAGGACAGTATGTTTATAATCACCTATTTTACCTATATGCAAATTTTGTATAAAATACAGTATTTGATCAATCACTTGATTTTTAAAGGCGGATAATCCTATCATATCATTTAATTCATGTAACTCATTATGAATTGAATGAAGCATATTTATATCAATATTATATTGTATTGTTTCATCAAGTGGATATGTTTCAATTATATTCAATAAATCTTGTATATTTTGAATTTCAACATTAATTTCTTTATATTCCTTTGGTTTTTTAGACAATGATGAAATATTTTGATCAAATAAAAAAGTATAGTCATGTTGATTTTGCCATAAAGAATAATTAGATAATGGATTATATATTTGCTGATTACTTGATAGTTTATAATGTAAATAATTAATATTAATTTGATCTAAAATAGAAATATATTCTATTGATTGTATATTTTCATTTTCTTTATATGTATCCAAATATTGGATAAATTTTTTCATTTTTATAGGAATGAAAAAATGGGTTTAAATCTTTTTATCGATTATATGTAGATTCTTCAAATAGAAAGTTACAACTTCAATATTAGAATATGCAATTAATATGAGCAATCCAATAGGTAAAAATAATGGATCATAATAATTCAAATAAATCCAAGTACATACAAATATAACTGGGAAAATATGTAATCTTGGTATTAAATTATAGCATTCTGATGTGCGAAAAAAAATCCAAAATCCACCGCAAATAATTGAAAAAATGACCTTTTGATCATATGTCAAAATATTATCTAACAACATTATATAAATATGTTTACAAAATTATATTTGGATAGTACAAATCCTAAAACGACAATTTCTCAATTATTTCGTGATAACTCATTACAACTACTAATATCAGTTATTTTTCATACTATTATTTATGCATTGTTTTTGAATATGGTATATTACATTTTTTATGGTTCATTTTTATCTATTCAGATTAACATTCGACTTGTTATTGCATTACTTATTATTATGTCTTTAGGATACATAGCACGATTTTATCATGTGAAAGATATTTATAATGCATACCATAATGATATTGAAAGAACTAGAAACCATCTTGATAAATTATATATTTCATGGGTATTTATAGCATAAGGGTATTTATAGCAAGTTTTATCTAAAAATAATACAATCATTTTTAGATAATCGATAACCATATAAAAAAATGATATATATAATTAAGAGTTTCTTTATTATTTCAATTTTCTTTTTATTTGAGAACAATAAAAATAAAAAATAGGCCAATATACGAATAATTACTTTTTGAAAGGAATTTAAAAAATTGAAGAGAATAATATATTAAAATTAAAAAGTATAACAATTATGCTCACTTCAATTAATCCTATCGTTAAAGAGAAGAAATCTAGAAAATCCACAGTAAAATCAAATGTACAATTTACTATACCAATTATAGATCAAAATGTAGATTTTCTACAAAAAAAGCAAACTGAAATAGAATCTGAATTGAAAAAAGCTATTTTTGCAGAAATCAATAATGTAGAACAAGGAACTGAAGTACTCAAACATATGGGTTCTTATTCAGAAGATCCATTTCATATTATTGAATCATATTTTGCAGGTCAATATTTAGAACGTCTTGTAAGACATCAAATAGAATCATTTAATCATTTTATTGGATATCAAATACAAAGAACCATTCAAATGTTTAATCCTGTAGAAGTAAAATCTGAACATGATTATGTAGCTGAACATGATAAACACCTTCTAGAAGTCAATATTTCTTTCGATAATTTTAAATTATATCCTCCACAAATTCATGAAAATAATGGGGCTACAAAAATCATGTTTCCAAAAGAAGCAAAATTGCGTAATTTTACATATGCATCTACAATGACAATTGATATCCACATCGATTATATAATTCGAAATACCGAATCAATGGATACTCCAAAAATCATTAAGAAAGTCCTACATAAAATTAATATTGGAAAAATGCCAATAATGTTGAAATCCATGATTTGTGTTCTAACACAAAATAAACATATTCATTCAAATTACACTGGAGAATGTGCAATGGATTGTGGTGGATATTTTATTATTAAAGGATCAGAAAAAACCGTATTAGGACAAGAAAGAGCAGCAGAAAATAAGATCTATTGTTTTGATGGTAAAAATACTACAAAGTGGTCTTGGTTTGCTGAAATAAAATCTATCCCCGATGATAAATGCATTTCACCAAAACAAATTGAAATGATGATTGCATCAAAAAATAATGGATTCGGACATGGACTTTATATTACAATTCCACGCATTAAATATCCAATTGAGCTTTTCACACTTTTCAGAGCATTAGGTGTTCTTTCTGATAAAGAGATTTGCTCATACATCCTATTAGATATTAATGCAGATCAATATAAAGAACTTTTGGATAGTTTACAAGCATCTATCATTGATTCGAATAAATATATGACACAAGAAGATGCTCTAAGACATATTACATCAATGGTTGCATATACTCCTATTAATATGGATAAAGAAACAGGTCAAAAGAAAAAGCGAGAATTTGCAGAGGAAGTATTGGCAAAGGACTTATTTCCTCATTGTAAGTCACTTAAGCAGAAGCTTTATTTAATTGGATACATGGCAAATAAACTGCTTAAAACTAGCAAATCTTGGCTTCCACCAGATGATCGTGATTCTTATCTAAATAAGCGTATTGAGTTAACTGGAACATTATTAAATAACCTTTTCCGTAATTATTTCAATAAATTAGTAAAAGAAATGCAAAAACAGATTATCAAGGAGATTAATACAGGATCTTGGAGATCTACTGAAGATTACGAAAATATTATTAATATGACAAACATTTATAAAATTATGAAATCAACAACGATTGAGAATGGCATTAATCGTGCATTGGCAACTGGTGATTTTAGTATTAAACAATCCAATTCAAGTAAGGTTGGTGTTGCACAAGTATTAAATCGTCTTACTTATGTTGCAAGTTTAAGTCATTTGAGACGTATTAATACACCTCTAGAGAAAAGTGGTGAGTTAATTGCTCCCAGAAAACTGCATAATACAACATTTGGATTTTTATGTCCAGCAGAAACTCCAGAAGGACAGTCAATTGGTGTAGTAAAAAATATTAGCTATTTGGGACATATTACTATTCCTACTAATAGTAGTTCTTTAAGACAATATGTTGAACCTTTCATAGTACCATTGGAAAAGGTCGATGATTCTTCTACTTTATATAAAAAGGTCAAAGTGTTTATTAATGGAGCTTGGATCGGAGTTACAGATACACCATTTGAATTATACAATGATATGAAAGATAAGAAATATAAGGGAATCATAAATATTTACACAGCTATTATTTTCGATTTTAAATTACTAGAGATTCGTATATGTAATGATGGTGGTAGACTATGTCGACCACTATTAAAAGTGCAAAATAATAAAGCATTAATCACAAAAGATGTTATTAATATGTTAGTCAAAAAAGATATTTGTTGGAATGATTTACTTACTAGTTGCAGATTAGAAGAATCTGTTATTGAATATATTGATCCAGAAGAACAAAATTTTGCAATGATTGCTATGAAATCAAAAGATAGCTACATCAATAAATCCGAAGGTTACATCAATTATACACACTGTGAAATCCATTCATCTACTATCTTTGGAATTCTAGCATCATGTATTCCTTTTCCTGAACATAATCAAGCTCCAAGAAATACATATCAAACTGCAATGGCAAAGCAAGCAATGGGTGTATATGCATTAAATTATGATATGCGTATGGATAAAACCGCATATATTTTAAATTATCCAAGTCGTCCTTTAGTAGATACTCGTATTATGAATTTCTTACATCTAGATCAGGTTCCATCAGGTTGTCAAATTCATGTTGCAATTATGACACATACAGGTTATAATCAAGAAGATAGTGTATTAATTAATAAAGGATCTATTGATAGAGGGTTATTCTTGGCAACAATTTATCATACAGAGAAAGATGAAGACAAGAATATTATTCGTGATGAAATTATTCGTTGTAAACCTGATAAAACAAAAACAAAGGGTATTAAATTTGGAAATTATGATAAATTGAATAATCAAGGGTTCATTCCTGAAAATGAATTGGTTGAAAATCGCGATATTATTATTGCAAAAATCATACCAATCAAAGATAACCGTAATGATCCAACAAAAGTGATTAAATTTGAAGATCAGAGCAAAACATTCAGAACAACAGAGGAAACATATGTTGATAAGAATTATACCGGTAGAAATGGCGATGGATACAATTTTGCCAAAGTTCGTGTGAGAATTTTAAGAAAGCCAGTATATGGAGATAAGATGTGTGCATTACCAACACAACAAGTATTAACTGACATTGGTTGGATTCAAATATGTGACATCGATATTAAGAAACATCGTATTTGTACATTAGATAGTAATGGAAAAATGTGTTATGAATATCCTACTGCAAAGTTTGAATATCAACATGATGGTGATATATGGCATTTCAAAAATAACCTGCTTGAAATGACTTGCACAACCAATCATAAATTATATGTTAAAAAACAGGACAATTATGAATTGATAGAAACTAGTGAAATCATGAGTAAATTTGATGAAAACAAAAAGATAATCAATAGAGGAACCCAATGTAGATTTCAAAAGGCTATGGAAAATGTATATCCTGATATAAATACTATTAAATTCGGAGAACAAGAATACAATATGGATGCTTGGTTGCAATTTATTGGTTCATTTATTTCATATGGTGAGTGTTATTTATTCAATAATGGAATTTGTATAACATCAGTAAAATATAGAATTAATAAATTCAACAATTCTCTATTTGACAATTTAAAAATCGCTTATGAATATAATGAAGATGATGAAAGTTACTATATCTATGGATCCAAATATTCAGGAATTTGCAAATATTTATTAGATTTAAATCAAGTTACATTAACAAAATATTTACCAGATTTTGTTTGGAATTTATCACAAAGACAATCCCGTATTTTGTTAGAAACATTATTACAAGATGAACGAACAAATATGCATTTCCAAAAGAATGCTTCATATACTACAAGTAGTAGTCGATTAGCAAATGATATTTCAAGATTATCAGTTCATTGTGGATATTCTGCTGTTATAAAAATAACAGAAGAATCTTTAAAAAGGAATACAACTTATATTATATGTATTAATAGATATCAAAATCAACCTCAAATATTTAACGATATGAATGATTCGAGTACTGAAAAATTAACACATTATACTGGGAAAGTATATTGTATAGAGGCTCCAAGTTCCCATGTGTATTATATGCGAGAATCAATGCAATCACCATCACTAATAATTGGCAATAGTTCACGCCATGGTCAAAAAGGCACTGTAGGAAATATTATCCCAGAGTGTGATATGCCATTTACAAAAGATGGTCTTCGTCCAGATGTTATTATAAATCCTCATGCAATTCCATCACGTATGACTATTGCACAGTTAAAAGAGACATTATTAGGTAAGGTGTTATTAGAAATAGGCCTCTTTGGTGATGGAACAAGTTTTGGAAATATGGATGTAAAAACCATAGCAGATCAATTATTAAAAATCGGATATGAAAGTTATGGAAATGAACTTTTATATAATGGTCTTACAGGTGAACAATTGGAAACAAATGTATTTATAGGACCTGTATTTTATCAAAGACTAAAGCATATGGTTAATGATAAACAACATAGTCGATCTATTGGTCCAATGGTAAATTTAACTAGACAGCCAGCGGAAGGTCGCAGTCGCGATGGTGGGTTCAGAATAGGTGAGATGGAACGTGATGTAATGATTGCTCATGGTGCATCACGATTCTGTAAAGAAAGATTATATGACGTTTCAGATAAATATTCAACACATGTATGTAGAACTTGTGGGCTTATAGCATCATATAATGATGGTAATAAAAATAAATTATATACAAGCTATGATTTTACAATTCATTTGTGTAAAACATGTGGAAATAAAACTGATTTTGCCAAGGTAGAAATACCTTATGCTTATAAATTACTAGCACAAGAACTTCAAACAATAAATGTAGTTCCAAGAATTATTACTGAATAATAATTATTCTATAAATATCAATATTATTCTCTCTTATTTTCATCATCTTCATTCACATAATCACTTTCCTTTATAACAAAACATCGATCATTTCTTTCACAATCAAATTCATATTCTAGTTCATAAACATAAACATATAATTGAAATATAATATAACAAATCGTATAAAACATAATAACATAATAAATGACAGTCCAAAAAGTAAAGTCTGTAGGAAAGAAATTCATATAGAGTATATGTACAAAAGATATTTTTTTTTTATACTAAATAAATAATATGAACTCTGCTGAAATCAATGATGTTCGAATGCCGAATGAATTTAAAGGTGAATCTTTTTCAAGATATAAAAAAACAGCTGTAAGAGAACAATTACTATCTAATATGTGTAAGGGTAAAATAGAGCCTGCATGTTATTGGTCAGCTGAGTTAATATGTGCTGGACAATACCAAGATTTATGGGAAATTATCTTACATTATACAGGGAAACATATTCATTTAGGAAATCCTAAAATTGTAAGTTATTTAGAGATGCGATATCAGATTTTTAGAAATATTATGACAAATGCGATGTATACAAATGAATTACAATTACGTAATAATCAAAATATGCGTGAATTATTTGCTGAAATTATTGCCGTATTAACATTTTCGAACCGTAAACATAGTTTTGAAGCTATTAAAATTAATCGTATTGAAGAATTTGATATAACACAAATGTCTGATAGATTAAAAGCAACATCTGTACAATTTGCTGAACCTATCTTTATGAAAAAAGATCCAAAAGAAATATATATTCCAATAAATGAGTTTTGTTATCATATTTCTTGTGATAAACCTAGTATGTTACAAGCATGCTATTGGATAGAATGGGTTATTGAATTTGATATTATATGTAGAAAGAAGAAAGAAGTATGTAGTTGTGAAAAACGAAATGAGTATTCTGTTGAAAATAAGTATCAACGTGATATTATTTGGCTTATATGGGATGGTCTATTACACTATATGAATAAACTAGATAATAACTTTTTACAGCGAATCTTAAACTCTATTTTAAACCTATTTTGTATTAAATATACATATGGGTCATCGAAAAAACGTAGATATCTACTATACTTTGCAGTTGCATTATTAACTGAACGAATCCCTTTAGATATTGAACTAATACAACATAAGGATAAAATTAAATATGTTGTAGAAAAAATAAATGAAGTGTATAAGCAAATTAAGAAAAATGAGGAAAGTCCAAATACAGAATATTTATTTTCAAATATGGAACAACAAAATCAAATGGAAACCTCTATGAGAAAAATGGATATGGTTAATACTTTAGATATATCATCAAAATAAAATGTCAATATTTTATAATATGAGTAGTATTGAATCAAACCCTTCAGAAGTTATTGGTGAAGGATCATATGGATGTATACATAAACCAAGTTTAATATGTAAGGATAATAAAAAAATTTCATATAAAAATAAAATTTCCAAATTATTATTAACTGAATATGCCATTCGGGAATTAAAAGAATATATGTTAATTTCTGAAACTGATAAAAAAAATCAATATTTTCTTGGTATTCCTAATTTGTGTAAAATAAAACCATCAAAACTAGCTTTAAAAGCAATAAAAAAATGTAAAAGATTAACAAAAAAACATAAAATATCAGAAAAATTAATAGACAATTATTCTTTATTAATTATGAATGATGGTGGAATAGATCTTGAACAATTTGGTTTAAAATGTAAAAAATTGGAAATAAATAATATAAATCAAACAAAGATTTATGATTTTTGGAAAGAATCTGGACGCATTTTAAATGGTCTTTTAGTATTTCAAACACACAATATAATACATTTTGATTTAAAACCTCAAAATATTGTGTATAATGAAAAAACAAACCGAATAAATTTTATTGATTTTGGACATATGCGTAAAATAACCGATGCAATCACTGATGCAAATAATAATAGTAATAGATTAATCGAAAGTGCCTTTTGGAATTATCCTTTTGAAATTCAATTTTTGAATAAAAGTAAATATATTGAAACTGCACAATTATCAATGGAAGGAAAAAAGGAGTGGATGTATAATTTTTTATCAGATTTACAAAATCGCGAAAACTCTGAGTTCGTAATTGCATATGAAACATTTATGGAAATATTTACTGAAAATTTATCGAATGAAGATCGATTACAAATAGATAAACAGTATAAATATGATTTTTATAAAATGTTATCACAACAAATACTAATTGAAAATTATGAAAAAAATGTAGAAAAATCAATCAAAACAATAGATGTTTATGGAATTGGATTAGCATTCAAATTTGTATTAAATTATACATCTCATTTATTACCAAAAAATTTTACAGATAAAATGAATGAAATATGTTATTTTATGACAACACCTGATTTATCAAAAAGATATATGATTAAGGAAATAATTTCACAACAGACTGAAGCACTGAAATTATTATAATATGTATCTTGAAAAAATGTAAATGCAATTTTTTATACTATGTATAAATATGGGAAATAAATATTATTTTTCAGTAGGAGCTATTTTTAAAAATGAAAGTAATAGTATTAATGAATGGATAAAACATTATTTACATCATGGTGTCGAACATTTTTATTTAATTAATGATAATAGCGATGACAACTTTTTAGATAGTATAAAAGAATATATTGATCGTGATATAATAACATTATTTAATGTAAATGAATCATATTATTTAGGTAGGCAGCGTAATTTGTATAACAGATGTATTTTACCACATATAAAAGAAACAAAATGGTTATTAATGGTTGATGTTGATGAATATGTATGGTCTAAAATAGATATTAATATGACTAATGTTTTGAAAAATTTAGAAGGTTTTGCACAATTACAAATACAAGAACATCTTTTTGGATCAAATTCACATATAAAACAGCCAAATTCTATTGTAAAATCATTTACTAAAAGAGGTGTTGATGCACTTATGAAACTAAAATATATTGTAAATTCATCTTATGAATTTTCATCATTAAATATTCATCATGCTGATTTTCTTAATAAAGAATACATAACAGATAGTAAAAAGTTTTTAATAATCAATACAGAATATTTTATAAATAATCATTATTGTTGTCAATCTAAAGAATTTTGGGAAAATGTAAAATGTACTAGAGGAGATTCTGATAGCTATAAAATAAGAAAAAATATAGATTTTGAATATTTTGATGTAAATGAAGTTGAAGATGTTGATTTATATAATCAAAATCAAAATATATAAGGGTTTAAAATGAAGCACCAAAAGATCCTCCTAAAACACTATTTGCAGCCATAGGTCCCATATAAGAACCCATATCTGGTGCGGCAGCAGAAGATCCTCTCATCATAGTATCATATGTACCATTTTGTGGTTTTGTTGTGGCAACTGGAGCTGGAGGGAAAACATTTGATTGTGTACCAGCGTGATCTAAAAAGTCGGCTTGACTAGGGATATGTTGTTGTGCTATGCGAACTTGTCCTCGTACATTTGCTTTACTGTCACCATCAGATTCAGAAGTTCCATTCCATAAATCATAAACACGATCGACTAAAATATTCAATTTAAGTCCGATTTTTGTTTGAATACTAAATATAATTATCAAGAAGGCAAGAATAACATTTGTTAATACAAGATCTTCATATTTAAATCCACTGTATGTTGGGAAATATGTAATAGTACGATGTATAAGTATAATACCACAAAACATGACAATCATTTGAATGAATATTTCAGCTAAAAGCTCTAAATTAGATTTATCTACATCAGCTTCAGGAATGAATCGTTGGATTAATTTATTTAAAATGATGATTGGAATAATACCCATCAATGCATATTGAACAACATTTAATATTTCTGCTTTTCCTTCTTCTGTAGAAGAAAATACATGACTAAAAAATGTTTTTTGAGGACGATCTGCTGTTTCTTGTAATAAATCCATTATAATATATTGTTATATTAGAAATTTTATAATAATATGATAATCAAAAATAGTTATTAAATAATAAAATAATATACTTAGAGAAATATTAATATAAATTATCATATGAGTCGATCACTATCTTCAGCTAAACAAAGACGAGCTGGTGTTTCACCTCAAGCAGAAATTCCAAAAACAATGCAAAATGCAAATAATAACAATTCTTCAAATAATCAACCAGGTGGCCTTACATTGCCTCAAGTTATTGCTCTTATTGATACTCGACTAAGTAAATTAGAGACTTTTGTAAAAAAGGCTGAAATGAATCCTGTATCGCATGTTCTTCCTTCTATTTCAGAAAAGGATGAAAATATTGGTAATTTTAATGAAATTATTGATGATTTTCAGCAAAGATTTATTATGCTTGCAACTGAAATCGGAACAATGAAAGATACTATTATGAAATTGCAAACATATACGATGGATGTTAATAAGATGCTTTTGGAAGAGCGTGTAAATATACTTTCTGATTTAGGTGATGACAATAAATCAATGTTTTTGATGCAAACTGATTCGCTTAATGAAAGTGAAACACTTAATGAAAGTGAAATTGAAAAGTATATTATGGAAGTGCCTGAATCTGAACAAATTCAGAATGAATAAATAATGAAAATAATATAAATAATATTTATAATATTATTTATAATGAATATATCTTCTCCAGAATTTATGGAAAATTTCAAAAAGAATTATTATGATCAAAATAAAAAAAGCACATTTTTTAAAAAATCACAAAAAATAGATTGTGTAAAAGAGTTAATAAGTTCACCTGAGTTTGATTTAAATATAGCATTAAAAAATACGATATATGTATTAAATGATACAAATAAACTTTTTTTAAATTACGAAATATTCAAACATTTCGGACATCCAGAAAATTACGAACAAATTGTTGATTACATTCTTTCATTAATTTTATTGTGCATTTCAAAATTTTCGTCATTTGAAATGCATATAAATATTAATACATTCACAATTTCTGCTGCTCAAAGGTATAAGGATATTATAAAATTGTTTATGAATAAATGTTTATCTAATAATACACAATTTTCTAAATTATTAGCATTAATGAAATTGTATAACACACCATTAATGATGAATGAAATATCAAAATTATTAAAACCATTTGTTGATCCAATAATTATAAATAAAATACAAATGTACAATAAAAATGAAACACCCATCGAATATAATCTATTTTTAAAAAATTGAAATGATATGAATGCAAAAATGCGAATTATATATTAACAATGGACATCTATCTTAGTAATCCAATTAAAGCTGAACAATTTACTGGTATTTTTCAGCATATTAAATTATTCACAGATCAAATATGTATTATTTTTGAAAAAACAGGGATTTATGTTCAAACCATGGATAATACACGAGTTTCAATTTTTGAATTGAATATTCCATCTACATGGTTTGATCGATATTCTCATACAGAGGATGGAGCTATTACTATTGGTATTTCATCTTCGTTACTATTTAAAATACTAAATACCAGAGATAAAATACAATATATAAAATTTGAATATGATCCAAAAATTGATGATAAATTAGCTATTCGATTTTTATGTGAAGCAATTGATGCTAGAAAACTAGCAAAAACAGATACATTGTGTGTATTTGATAAACATTTTGAAATTCCTTTAATTGATATTACAGAAGATCATGTAACAATTCCAGAAATTGATTTTCAAGCAGAGATTTTATTGCCATCTTCTATTTTTGCATCTATTATTCAACAATTGAAATTGTTTGGAGAATCTTTAGATATAAAATGTAATGAGGAAAACATATTATTATGTGCAAATAGTGTTGAAAATGGAAAAATGTTTGTTGAAATAAATATAGATGATATAAACGAATTTTCAATTAATGAAGGTGAAACAATTGAATTGTCTTATAGTTTAAATTATTTAAACAATATTTGTCTTTATCATAAACTTTCAAAAAATATAGAAATAAAATTATGTGATCAGTATCCAATGAGAATACAGTATGATTTAGGAGATGGTGCTAATATACTGTTCTATTTAGCTCCTAAGATTAAAGACGATGAATAGATATTCTATAACTATAAAAAACATTCAAATGATATGCGTATTCAAAATACTTTTTTTATATCTAAATCAATTATATGTTTCTTTCGTTTTTAATATTTATTCTAATATTTTTTTTATATATTCATATAAGTGATCAATATAAAAAAAGCGAAGATTTAGAGATTTATGAAATGGATTATAAATCCAATATTGAATTACAAAAAGTATGTGCTATAAAACAACCTGTTTTATTTGATCTAGGATCTGTCTGTCCATCATTTTTTGAGAACCTTACAAATGATAATATAAAAGAATTATTAGATACTAGTGAAGTCAAGGTCAAAGATGTAAATGATTATTATATTCTTAATAATACATCAGTTGATTATATTACTCTTTCTTACGATAGTTTTGATCAATTATCAAAAACAGATTCGGAAGGACATTATTTTACAGAGGGAAATACTGATATTATTGAAGAATCTAACGAACTTTCATCTATTTATTCAAAAATAGATCCATTTTTAAAACCATATTTTGTTGTACAAACAAAGTATGATATTCTATGTGGTTCTGATGGAACTGTTACTCCTATGCGTTATCATACAAATGAAAGACAATATTTAATGGTTACATCAGGAAGTATTCATGTTAAGATGACACCATGGAAAAGTCGTAAATATTTGCATGAAAATAAAGACTTTGAGAACTATGAATTTTGGTCTCCAGTTTGTATTGCAAATCCAGATCCTATTTACAAAGAAGATACTGAAAAAATAAAAATGGTTGAATGTATTATTCCAGTAGGATCAGCCCTGTATCTACCACCATATTGGTGGTATTCTATCAAATTTTCAAAGGATACAATAGTATGTTCTAGTACATATAATTCTGCCATGAACATACTTTCAAATATACCTTCAATTGTTCGATATTATTTACAATTTCATAATACTCATAAAAAGGTATTACAACCTGTTTTAGAAGATGATGAAAAAAAGGGTTTATAACATTTTTTTTGTTTTATTATTTTTTTTTACTACGGTTTTCCTTGTTTTTTCTCTCTTTTTGTCATTCATCAATTTCATAGTTGATATTAATAATAATCTGTTGATTTCATTTTTAATAACTGGAATATTTTGGTTCATATATTCATTAATAACAATTGGTGTATCACCATCATTATTCTTTTTTAAAGGATTTACACCATATTTTAGTAATATTTCAACAGCTTCTATCATAGAATCATGATCTATTTCCATTACCAAATGCAATGCATTTCTATTATATTGATCTACTTCTAAAATTATATCGGGATATTTTTCTAATAATTTTTCTAATATTTTTTTATCATATGTCGTATAACTACGTACTAATTGTAAAAAATCAACTAATTTATAATCAGTTATAAATTCTATTTCTTTATCTGGTATATTTGGGTATGATAATTGGTAATCTTCTCCTATATACACTGTTTTTTTTTTCCGTATTGGTTTGATTGTAAACTTTTTACATAATTTTTTCGGTAATAATTTATTATCAAATGTTATATGTAAAAATTCCATATTTGTAAGTTGATATTTTGGTTCATCTTCTAATTTTGGTTCATTTACACAACCAATATTTGCTATATCCAAATTTTCCATTATAATTTTTCCATTTTCATCATAATTTTTATTATATCTTTGTTTACCCCAGCTATTTCTAAAAATAATCTTATTAGATGTCCATTGTAATAAATTAATACAATGGTCATCTTCACTACAATTTGTTAATTTTCCACTACCAAACCAAGACATATTTTCAAATGGTTTTCCCTTTTTATCTGAAAACCATTTTTTAATTATTTGTTTAGATGGAGGTTTTTCATCATCAATATAATTAGGAATTGTTAGACATACTATTGGTTGTAATCCTTTATGTAATGAATCTTTAATTAATAATGATGGGACAGTTTCATAATTATCTATAATTATAAAATCTCCTTTCTTATCAAGTTTTATATTTTTATTTGAAAACGAATAATACTCATTTACAATCATAATACTATCAATGACTTTCTTTAATTTTTTTACAAAATCTATTTTTAGTTCATTATTTAATATTTCTGGATTCTCTTTAAAAATAGGACGATTCTTACATATTTTAATTCGTCTATTTTCAGGTAGTTCACATAATCCACTATATCCTAAAAAATCATCTTCTACAACAAAAAATGAATCCATAGTTGGATCAGTTAATTGTTCTATTTTTGTAAGTTCTCCTTTTAAATAATTTAATAAATAAAAAGCGGTTTCATCTTGGCCTGCACCTAATTCACAACCATATTTTTCAATAAGAATAAATACAAATAATTTATAAAATTTAAATATGACTTCTTGTTTGTTTGGAATGACTTCTAAAAGTTGAAATAATCGTACGAAAGATCTAGAAACAGCATGGGCAAAACAAGTATTTGTATCCTGTATTTGTGCAGGTACAGAATCCATGCTTTCTAAACTATTTGTATTACTTGTCATAAATATATATATATTGATAGAAAACAAAAATGCCTTTTATGATCCGAATATCATGTTCTTTCATCATTTTTCATTATTTCTCGTCGTTCTCTTTTTTCTTCTACTAAAACTTGGTTATATTGTCTAGGATATTTTTCTTTCATTGTATCTCTCTCCTTTATAAGCGTCCAACCTTCCATTGTTTCTTTGTAAAATGGTATTTCGATATTATCAGGAAAATGACTATTATTTACATACAAATAAATATTTTTGAATACATTATTATATTGATCTAAATCCAGTATAAGTTCATCCATTTTATAAATCCATTCTTTTATTTTTTTGTGAACATTTATGATATCTTTTTTAGGATCATATAATTTATTTATTAGTATATAACATTTAGGTGAAAACATAAATATATGATATGTTTTACTTTTAAATTAAATTATACAAGTATAAAGATTTGTTTATTATGTATATATGAATTTACGAATTTTTTGTATTATTAATTTATTTTTTTATACACAATCATTTCCAAATTTTTTTAGAAATATATTTCACAAATTTGATTCTTCTTTTTTCAATTCAATAGATATTGATTTAAAATCATTGTTAATAGAACCATCACTTGTTGATATGCCATGTAATGAAACAAATTTCAATTTAAATTGGTATGTAATTGGAGAAAGTTCCACATTTTTAAAAAATAAAATTCATAAAATAACTGTTTGGGATAAAGATTATGTAGTTTGGAAAGATCAAAAAACCAGTGAAATATATGCTATGGATGATGATTGTTCACATAAAGGAACTGCTCTTTCTGGTGGATATCTTCAAAATTCTTGTATTGTATGCCCATATCATGGATATGAATTTTCAGGAAATGGAACTTTAATTAAAATACCTGGTTTAAATTTTACAAGTTCTCCTTGTAAACATCAGAAAGATTATCATGTTGTAGAAAAAAATGGTTGGGTTTTTTTAAATACAATTTCAAAAAAGGATTATTTTTGTGATAGAATCGATATATTTGAAGAATCTGAAGCACATAATCCAGATTTTTCAGCTATTTTTTTAAATGTACAATTTAAATCATATGGACGAATTGTATCAGAAAATTCTCTTGATGTTATGCATATAGGATATGTTCATAGTTTTGGTAACCGTGAATTTCCTAGTCCTTTAAAAGAGATCCCCCCTTTTGCTGTTTCTCCTTTTCATTATAGAACAGAATATGATTATTTGTCTGGAAGACAATCATTTGCAAAACGTATTTTTGGTGTAAATCAATTAAAAATTCAAAATGAATTTGCTCTGCCTCATTTTACAATTGCTCGTATTTTATTTGGTCCTTTTATTTCAACGGTTGTTACATTTGCAACACCTGTGAATATAACACATACAAATCTATATGTAAAAACATATCGCAATTTTTGGAGAGGGCCTATAAATTCTGTAAATCCATTGGATAAAATATTTAATTCACTTGGTAATTTCATCACAAAACGAATGATGTATGAAACAATCATGCAGGATAAAGGTGTTGTTGAAAATATTAAATTAGAACATATGGATGGTAAATTTAATATGAAATATGATAAATTATCAAATACGTATCGAACATTGTATAAAAACTGGATCCATAAAATATTATAAGTTTCTATCTCTCAAATCTTTTTTCCACCTTTATAATTTTTATAATGTCATGCCATGTTTTATTATATTTATTAATTTCAATGTCTAAAAGTTCTTTATATTTTATTTCAAATAATAATTTATTGAATATGTTATTATTATATATCATAATAGGATTCATTTTAGGTGTTAATGTATATTTTATATACTCATTTTCTCTTTCTTCAAAATCAGTTTCTTCTTCATCTTCATCAAATTCATCACATTGATAATCGTAATATCTTTTTAATTTTTCTAATATAATCTCTAAATATTCATTATTATTATAATAAATATATAAACTTTTTGAAATATAATAATCACAACCCATAGTATAATTATATATATATATATATTTCAGTGTACAAAAAATTTATTCAAAATTATCATATGTAGTAAACATACTATGAAACCCAATTAATAATGGTGTTGAAATTACATATTCAATAATTTCATAAGTATCTAAATGAATGGTCATAAATTGTTTTTCATTTGATTTTTCATTAAATGATAGACACATAAGAATAGGTTCTCCATTATTGATATATGTTACTGCTGGTTCACCACAAATAAAACAATCTTCAAAAACAATCTTTTTTCTAATTTTTAAATCTTCTACAATATAAAACCCATTAATACGATTGTTTTTTATGTTACGGAGAATCATACGATTATTGGAAATTGGAATTGGAAAATCTAAATTAAGGTTCTCGATATTTTTCATTTTCAAAAAATGTGAAACTCCTATTTTTCGATCAATATATATTTTTCGATATTTACCTGTTTGATAAATTGTATTATAATCCATTGTATCATAAAATGGTGCATTAATCGAAATATAATCGTCTGTAATTTTTACAGATCCAAAATGAAACATGTAAAAGCTTTTATTACATTTATATCTCTGAATAAACCCAGTTTTTTTATGAATTAAATTGATATATGTTGGCAATTTATCATTAAACATGATAGGAATTTTATTTGTAAAAAGGTGATTCAAATCAACAATTAATGGAGAATCTATTATTATAATATATTCACTATCAGAATAAAAATCATGAACCATTGGTATGTAACACATTGGAATAATAATTTCATGTAACTTATTAAATTCTTCATCCATTTGATACCAAATTACACGATTCTGAAGAATTTGATAATCGATTGTTTCTATTTTTCCATCTATATATTTTGAATGTCCTGAAAAGGTATGTAAAAATGGTATAGATTGTCGATTCAATGTTGTAATCGTTTTTTCTTGAAAATCCAATCCAATTTCATAAGGCATATCACGTTCAAATAGGGCAAATATCTTATTTTTTATTTTCATTAAAGATGTATTTGCAACACCCAACATATTTGGTAATAACTTCATATGATAAAGTATGGTGTTTATCATCATTATAAATTGATTATTTGGCATTTTTCCATAAGAATTCTCAAACAACAATTTGTCTGTTTTTATTACTGATTTTATAAACGTAGCCGTTCCATTTTCTAAAAATACTCCTTGAATAATACCATCACCTATAAAAAGTTCAAAAAGAGATGATATGTTTTTATAGTCAATATTTGGTCCAATAAGCCCATAAAATCCTGTTATTGGAAATGATTTTTCGGGTGTTTTTAAAGGTTCTCTTATATCGGTTGTTTTTGATGTTTTTGAATGTAATAAAATATTACGAAAAGGTTTTATAAAACATTGTATGTTACTAATAAAACAAGAAAAAAGAATACATATAGAAATTTTCATTTATATACATAGTATGTTTTTTTAAAATTCTTTTTATAAATATGTTATATACCGATAAACAATTAGTTATTAGACTACCAAATAAAAAATGGTATAATAATCGCTATATTTATTTCTGATAAATAGAAAGTAATCCTACTATTTTTCTGTTAAAATGTGGTTTTCCAGTTCTTTGAATTTGATCCAGAATTGAAAGAATATTTTGCTTAATATACGCCTTTTCTCTATGAAAAACACGTTTCCATGTTCTTTGGATAATTTTTATCCAAAATGTTTTAATAATACAAGAATGTATAGATTCATGATCAATTGTTACTTGTAAAATTTCAACACGAGGTTTTGAACATATATATATTCCAGAATACCAATAAAAATATTCAGATAATTGTATATTTGAATATTTATAAAAAGTCGAAATATGAATTTTTTTGGCAAATAATAATATATTTTGTTTGGGAAGTATCTTATATGTACCTATATAATATTTATTGGGTATACATTCTTCATATTCTATATTATCTTCCCAATCAGCAATTTCTTCTATATCCTGTAGTTCAATATCATTGGTAATCATTAAATCATCGGTGTTTAAAGAATCATCTGTTTGAAAAGAATTATTTTCAGAAAGTGAATCTGAATATTCGGTTGATGATTCTTCGTTTATTTCATCAAAATTGTACATTTTATAATATAATAATTATAATATAAAAAGAATCAATTTTTATAAAAATAATAAAAAGATTATAATTTATTTATATCATATGCCCGAATATTATATGAACATTGCATCATTTTTATATTTTACATGTTATTTACCAGAATTTTATGCAAATTATACGAATAAAAATGCAAATTTTAATAACGTATTTGAGAAAGTTGTTATGTTAATAGCAAGTAGTTTTGCATTAGAATATGCAATTGAAACTAAAAGTCGATCATTAATTATAAATTATGCACCTATTATTGCGTTAGATTCTATAGCATTATGTATGCGTATGTATTATGCATATTTAAATCGTGATCATGATGTGAAAGTGAATTATTCAAATACAATAGAATCACCTGATGAAATAATTTCAAATCCAATTCATGATATTTCTGTAGAAATAGATCATGATCTATAGATGTATTATATGTTAATTTTGGCGGGGGGGGGTTATTCTTCATTTTCCAATTCTAGATAATATTCTATATCATCACCTGTCCAACCATTATTGCTATATTCTTTCCAAAGTTCATCAAAGCATGATTGACACCATAATTTTTCTTCTTCACCCTTTATTAGAATATATATATTATTTTTATTGCAATTTATTTCAATAGCACATTCTTGGCATATTTCTATATTATTACTTTCTTCAGTATTCATTAAAATAATATAATAAAATGTTTTTATATACTCAATTTGAAAACATAGATTGTGCAGTTAATATTTTGGTAACTTTCTTTGGTACATTTGCACCACCTGCTCTTGCTCTACGTAATGCTTGATTTCGTGAATTCTGTTCCTGTTCATTTTTTACATAATAACTATTAGCCCATGTTTGTCCAACTTCAATCTTCGTATTTGAATTGATACGACGTAATACTGCTGAATAAAATTGACCTGAAAAAAGGGGAGATTTTTTAATACGAGCAATATCTATATTTATATTTGAAGGATAATTAAACATTATATTAAATCCATCAGGAAGAGCAACACGATGCTGTACTCCTGATAATGAAGTGTATTTTGAGTAAACTGATGCACCTACAGTACCATAAAAATCAGCAGGTAAACCAGTATCATTGCTATCATCTGTTGATAATTCACCATTTTCTGTTCCCATTAATAATAAAATAGTATTTTGTGTAGGATATGATGGTTGAAGAGGTGGTGAAAATGGTGATTGATGTAAACATGTACCATTAATAATTTTAAAATCAGTTATATAACCTTGAAATGCACAATATGTATGCCAATCTTCGGATTGATTTCCTATATATAAATTAGATGGATAATCTCCTATAAAATTAATATTTTCACGTGATTCTAAATAACCAATTTGTTGACCATTCATAAAAATACGTGTTACACAAGTTGCTTTCCAAGGGTACTTAACACGATTAATAGAAAAATGAACCCATCTACTTGTAATACTATCTGATGGCAATGGTATGGAATGATATGAAGTAGAATTATATGCAACATTTTCCCAATAAATCATTGTATCATGTTCAAACGATACAGCTAAATGTGTAAATCCATCACGATACCCACAAGCAAACACATGAGGGTATTGATCATCAATAATATAACTTCGTTCTAGATTCTGCCACCATTCTATTGTAAAATCATTATACCCAAAATTAAATCCCGATTGATTCGCTGTTGGAACTACTAAATGTGAATATGTTGGGTGCGATCCATTGGGTTCATCGTAACCAGTAAAATATAATGACATATATATATTATATATATAAACTTTGACTAATAATAACATATTTTAAAAGTGTTGGTTCTATTTCATTTAATTTATAAACTGCATCTATTTCACCCATCATTTCACATACTTGTATCAACTCTTTACTAATACAAATAATCTTCAAGACAGCCTTTGTGAAATCCCCTATAGAAATACCTTTTTCTTGCAATTTGTTCTGAATGAAATATTTGCATTGTTGTTCTGTTTCACTATGGAACCATTCCTTTATTTCTTCATAAATGTCATAATGAATCATTTCTGAATAATGAATACCGGTATTAAGCCCAAAATTTTCTTCGTTTGTTTCATATTTTTCTATCATAGATTGAACATCTAATAATAAACATTTTATCAATGGATCTGAACTAGGTGGGTATGATATTTTGAATTCTTCTAATATATTTACTTGTGTGAATATCGATAAAAATGATACAATTTGTTTTGTGGAAATGTCCTTGAAAAACTGGGATTTAAATAATATTTCGGTCATAATAAGTGGGTGAATTTCATGTATGTTTGCTGCAATTTTACCATGTGGTGTTAAATTGTCAAAATCTTTATTAATAAATCCATTTGTTTCTAAAATAGAAGAAATGTTTTGAATATGTATTTCAATATAATGTTCTAAATATTCTATTTGTTTTTTTTCTTGAAGAATTTGATGATTTAATGAATTCCGTTCTCTTATTTTTTGACAGTCATCAATAATCCACTTGTAATTTTCTTTTAGATTTGATATATCTCTCTCTGCTTCTTTTCTCTTTTTATTTTTATAAAGAGGTAAATCATCTTGTATAGTAATATATTTATTACATTCTTCTAATGGAGTTCTCATCTGTAAAATAATTTCATCTTTTTGTAGTAAAGATTGTTCTAATTCTGCAAGTTGTGTTTGAGATCCATTCATGTTCGATTGTATTTCATTATAGATCATTGATTTTCCTACAAAAGTATTTAAACCTATTGCATTTCCAGATCGTATAAGATTCAAAATCATCGAATAATGAATATGAAATTTTGATGTTAGTTTTTGCGGTTTTCCACAAAGAATGGTTTGATATTCAGATAACATAGGCATTTCAAATATATTATTACAATGTACTACATGTCCTACAGTATCAATACCTCTTCTACCAGCACGACCAGCCATTTGGGTATATTCATGTGGAAATAGAAAACGCGGTGAATGTCCATCAAATTTAGTTAGTGAAGTAAAAATTGCAGTTTTAATTGGACAATCCAAACCAATAGCAAAGGACTCTGTTGCAAATAATAATTTAATATATTTTTTGGAAATCATTAATTCAACAATTTCACGTAATGCAGGAATCATACCAGAATGATGAATACCAATTCCTTTTTCTAAAAGAGCTACAAGTTCTTGATATTCAGGTAGTTCAAGATACTCTTTAAAATTCGAAAATTTTCGTATAATTTGTTCGCATTCTTGTCTAACAATATACGGTATTTTACTATCATCTTCTAACAGGTTTGTTGTTATTTCTTTTGCACAAACTTCTACATTTTTTCTAGAAAAAACAAATGCAATAGCTGGGAGCATTTCATCTCTTTTCAACTGTCCTGCCAATGTATTTAAGACAAATTTTCTTTTCATAAAGAATTGATGTTTATCAAATAATGTCCCCATATTTTTGACTTCATAATATCCTTTTTCTAAAAATTGTCCATTTGCAGTTCTAATTGGAATCAGTCGGTTTGTTGTATTACGAATTTCTTGTTGTATTGTTTTATCTTTGATTGTTTTATATGGTGCCTCAGTTGTTGTCATAAATAAATAATGTGTTAAGGGTACAACACGATAATCTGTAGATGCTAGATATACTTCTTTTCCATCGGTAGATCCTTTTTCACACCATTTAGCAAATCGAACAGGGTTATCGATTGTTGCAGAAAGCATTACCATCTGTATGTGTTGTGGTAGCATAAGAATGGTTTGTTCCCATACTTGTCCTCTATCTTGATCATTAATATAATGGACCTCATCGAATATAACACAAGCTAATTCATTTTGAATATCAATTTGAAACTGTAATTCAGGTGATTTTTCATCTTTTTGTTCTGTATAAGAATAAAGATAGTTCATAAGAATTTCAGTAGTCATAATTAATACATCTGCATTTGGATTTGTTTTAATATCTCCAGTAAAAAGTCCGAAAGAAATGCCTGGGTATTTTTTAGAAAATTCATAGAATTTTTGATTTGAAAGTGCTTTAATTGGACTAGTATAAATTATTTTTTTTCCTTGCGATTTGAAATGTTGAATTGCAAATTCAGCTGGCAATGTCTTTCCAGATCCAGTATGTGCTGTAATTAAAGCATGATGTCCTTTTACAATTGCTTCAATAGCATATTTTTGGAAATCTGAAAGTGGAAAATTAAATAATTCAAAGTAATTATTAAATTCTATGCTTTCATATGGTTTGTCACAAATGAATACCATATGACTAACTAGTAATATATGTCGTTATTTTTTTATATCTTTTTAGAGATTATTATACCAGAATTGTATATAGTATAATATATACAATATGCAATTATCTGATGATGTAAAAATACAAGGAGTCATTTCTGGAATTATGTATGGTCAAAATGAACGTGTAGACCAATTAAATCAACGCATATATGATCGTTTTCAACCAGATAAACCATTACAACCAAATTTGGAATTTCGTTCTACATCTACAAAATATTCACATTTTCCTATGGTAGATTTAAGAAAAAAAGCAGTTGTAGATATTTCACCTCCTTTAGAATATTCTATTGATACTAATTTTGTCCCCCCAACTTCTAGAGGACCTATACATGGTTATTTCAACAATGTATCAACAGAATCACAATTGAGAAATCAATATTTCGCTATTCAAAAAGGTGCTATTCAAGGTACTTATGTTCCATCATCAAATAGTGATTTATATAAGGTTTCTATTCCATATTCATCTTCTCCATCTGTTCAACCATATCCAGAATTATTTTCTCAACCAAAATATCAAAATAATCGCAAAGTTCAACCAGGAGTAGGTGGTGATTTACTATTTAATAATACTAGAACACAATTGAGAGGAATGGGTAGATAATATCAAGGGATATTTCGAGGGATAAATATCGATAGTTTATATATATTTTATGCAATTTCATGATATGTTATATAATTTATTATTATTACTAGCAATTATATTATTATGTTTTATAGTATATAAGTCTTTCCAAAAAAATCAAGACTTTCAAGAAGGGTTTGAGCAGTCAGATGCATTTATATTAAAAATTAATGAATCTATATATGATGAATTTTATGTAGAAGTATATGATGAATTAATGCAATCAAAAAAGAGAGCAAAAGAACAAACTGATCTTATTATTAAAACAGTTCCTATTGATAAAGAAAAATCACGTATATTGGATATTGGTTCTGGAACTGGATCAAATGTGTCTTATGTAACACATTTAGGATATCGTATTGAAGGAATAGATAAATCAGATGAAATGGTCAAAAAAAGTAAGGAATTATATAATACAATTCACATTAAGAATGGTGATGTAACAATACCTATGGAATATGAACATGGTATTTTTACACATATTTTATGTTCTCATTTTACAATTTATGAAATGGAAGATAAAATGTCATTTTTAAAAAATTGTTATTTTTGGTTAAAAGGTAGAGGTTTGCTTATTGTTCATTTGGTTGATCGAAACAAGTTTTCACCTATTATACCATCTGCAAACAATGGATCTATTTTAGAAACATCTGACCAAAGAATTACTAAAACGGTTATTGATTATAATGGATATAATTATTCATCGAATTATGAATTTAATAATGATAGTGTTTTTCATAAAGAAACATTTGTAGATAAAAAAACAAAACATATTCGTCAGAATGAACAAACACTTTACATGGAAAATCACAAAGATATTTTGAAAATGGCCATTAAAGTAGGTTTCACAATAAAAGACAATATTCCATTAGATAAATCTTCTTCTTTTATGAATGACCAATGGTTATTTATTTTAGAGAGAACATTATAAAGTTTTTGAAAATATTTTCGCTTTAATATTATAATAAAAATCATTTATTATAATAGATGTATTATCCTCTTATTAATAGGCAAATAATATGGGAAAACCTACATATTTATTTATTTTTAATAATTCTATTAATTGTTCTCACATTATTTATTTATATTAAATTAAAATATCCCTTTTGGAATATATTACCAGTCTATCATACATATGATTTTTGTCGATCTACATTTTATAGACAACCCTTTATTATATATAAAAAGGCAATTCCAAATAAATTCTGTGATTTATTGTCTATTTCAACAATGAACTATCATGATTGTTCAGATAAATATAAAAAAAATTTTGTTAATTTGTTGCAATGTTATTATATTCAATCTGAAAATACAAACTTTTTATTTCATTTAGAGAACCTTGAAACATATATGGATAGTCATCTTTCATCATCATATATATCATTCTATGAAATTCATGAATATTCGGATATAGATTCCACCATAACAAACAAAACATTAGGTTGTATCAGTTCTCGATCTAGTAATCTAATAATTACAAACTCAGATGTAGTATTCGAGACACCCATATATTATATTGATTTTATATGTATGCATAGAGATGCACCAATATTATACACAAGAAAATTATTACAAACACATATATACAAACAACAATTAGACAATGACAAAATAATGGGATCTATATTTAAAAAGGAAGGTTCTCAATATTCTGGTATAGTTCCCTTTATTATATCCTCTTCTTCTATTTTTGATATTCCAGTATATTTTCATAAAGATGATCTGAAATTACCAGAACAATTTGTTTTTATTCATTTTCATAAAGGTAATATTAATATTTTATTTGATTTTTTAAATAGAACAACCAGTAAATTTTCTGTAGTTTGTATAACAGATCAACCAAACATATTGAAAATGATCGAATGTAACATCCTTTTTTGTTATGGGATTAAACAGTTTGATGAAATATATGCAGTATATTTTTTCCGAGATTTGAGAACCCAATATGAAGAAGTTTCATTATCTGGTTGTCTTTTACAACTTTCAGGTTCTATCAATAATAGTACATCAGATGATCTTTTTTATAAAGGATTTCAAAAAAGTATCCAAACAATTGTGAAAAAAATGAATGTATTTAAATTATTGATGATTGAAGACATTGGATCAAATAGAACGCTTTATGACAAAATTGGTGGGATCCCTCTTTTATCTATAGAATCTACTTATTATTTATATAATATAGTTGTGCCTTGTTCTCCATTTTATGGTTCTCAATCATTAATTATATTATGATATAATTATAAATTATCGTGAGTATTTCGCAGTTCTTGAAAAAGAATCCAATACAAAAATAATAAAAATTCCTAAAAAACTATACAAAATAAATTCTTCTGTTATATTGGCTGTTTTTTCATATTCTTGATTTTCTAATAAATGGATCATATAGTTTATTCTTTCTAGTAGTTTATCTGGATTACCCGATTGTGTAGTAATTCCCATTTTAGAATAATATGGTTTATGTTGCATTTTTGATGGATCATATACCATTTGATAATTCGATACATTTTGATTATTCATCTGACTTACCATATATGGATCATATGATTGCTTAAATGCCTGTGGTTTATGCTGTAAATCATTTTGTAAATCAGGAATATCATCATCTGAACCAGTTGTCTGTAGATCCTTCTTTATATGAATCATTGGTCGATTAGGAGGCTGGAAATCTGCTAAATAACCACCATCATTTTCAACGGAAACCGATGTCATTTGATTTAGTATTTGATTTACACGATCCTCTCTTTCATCATTATTTTTTTGAACATCAGTAATTGAATGCATAACATACTCATTTTTATCTTGTGAAACCTTATATTCTTGATATTCATCAGTCTTTTGAACATAAGAAGATACTAATGGTTCTTCTTTTGTTTTCAATGTCTTTCGCATCATAGGAGTCCTTTTTTTAGTTTGATTTTCATCATTTACCCAATTAGAAGCTGTGGATAATAAAGACATCAATATTATACTATACTATTAAAAAATACATAGAAAATTATTTCCCTTTTATTTCTAATATGGGGTATTTATATAATGGAAATTTTTTTGTTAAATTTTTTACCTATAATTATCATTTTTTTATTAGTTTCTTATACTGATACTTTTGCCAACATGTCAAGTACAATTTTAGGAAAGTTATTTGCTATAATATTAATTATTTTTTACATTAAACATGATAAATTAATAGGACTTTTTGTATGTCTTCTTGTTATTTATTATTATCAAACTGATTTTATAGTTTCATTTGATTGGCTAAAGAATTCGACATTTGAAAATGTACCAAGTACATCAAGACTACATCCAGCTAAATTAAATGCTACAAATAGAATAATCGAAACTATGGTTTCAAATGATAAAGAACAATTTACTAAGAAATATTGTCAAAAAGGTCATCTTATGCATAAAGGAATACATGTTAGTAATGAGATGTCTGAACATGTTTTCCATGAAATAAAACAAACAAATGAATTTAATAAATGTAACATTTGTGATCCTGCTTGTGATTTTTCTATCATTAATAGAAAAATAGATATTGAAGAAGTTTTAGTAAAACCAAAAGGATCGAATGATTGGGTTAATCATGTATGGGAAAATATGAGTTTTATGACTTCGACTTCCAAATAGATAATTATGTAAGATAACATATTTTATCTATAATAGATATAGCAATATGCCTAAAACAATGGAAAGTAAATTATTAAAAGGTGCAAATAATCTCTTTTCATACGTAAATAAACAAATTTTGGCATTAAATCAAAGCAAATATTTTGCTGGTATTATGATTATTATCTTAAATATTGCATCCAAATTTGTTAATATAAAAGTAAGCAAAACCATGGAATCATATTTAAAATTTAGCTTTAGTCGAGATATATTAGTATTTGCAATTACATGGATGGGCACAAGGGATATTTATATTGCATTAGGAATGACAATAATATTTACAATTGTTGTTGATTTTATCATGAACGAAGAAAGTACATTTTGTATTCTACCAGAATCATTTACTGATTATCATGTATCAAAATTAGAATCTATAGCTCCAACACAAGATGAAATCGCAAAAGCAAAAATAGTTCTTGAAAATGCTGAAAAATTTAAAAAAGAGAGTGATAGTTTAGAACCACAAGAACATGAAACATTTGATCATAAAATAAATAATATTTATAATAAATAATAGTCATTCAATCCAGTATAAAATATAAAGATAGATAATAATTTATCTTTATAATATAAAATGTCATTTAATATCTATCCAATTAAAATCAAATTAGATACAAATATACCTAAAAAAGAACCAATATTTTTGACAAAGGCATTATTATATCATCCTTTAATTAAAAAAACCGAAGCATTAAATGAATATCCTTATTTAACATTAGACATTGAATATCCAACTTATATGTTAAATAAACTATCATATGAACAAAAGGTGGAATTTTTTTTTAATAAAGATAAAATGGATTTTTTATTAAAACGTAATACTAAATTTCCTGAAGAACCTAATATCTTCCAACAATCTTCAAAAACTACTACACCTAACACAAAAATAAATAAAGCAGATGTTAACAAAATAATCGAAAATAAAAGAAAGGAAATAGCTAATTTTAATAATGAAGAATTACTTGTTTTATTGCAGAAAGAAAATGCAGAATTTATACCTATTCATTTTCAAAATTTTTCAAATATGAGTCCTGAAATAAATACAATAAAAGATATCAAGACATTAATTCAAATATTAGAAAATAAAGCAAAATTAGAGCAAAATACAGATAAAAATATATTACAAGAAATATATGAAAAATCACAAGCCTATTTTATTAATAAATGTAAAGAAGAAGCCAAACAAAATATCGAAGAACTAAAAAAGTTATATTCAGTTGATAATGCAGAGAATAATGAATTATTAATAGAAGGAATAAAAAAGGCAGAAGAAAAAGAAAAGGTTGATATAGCCAAAATTATAGAAGACTATAAAACACAAGATTATTCTTCATATACTATTTTTTTGAATAATACTCTAGAGAAATATGAAACACTTTTATTAAATTTAAAGAAAACAAAATTAGAAAACATTGAAAAAAAATACAAGGACAAAATAAATAAGTTGAATGAAAATAATGAAAATGTAAATACACCTACATCAAATGAAGTATCTACTACTAATAAAACTGAAAATAAGAATGAAATTGGTAAAAAAAATATTTTGAAAATGGTTAAATATTTATTTCCTACGAGTTACCCTATTTCAAAAAATATTTCAGATTCATTTACAACTATCATAAAAGAGAAAATAAATTTATTTGATGATCTTGAAATAAAAGACATGTTCCCAAAAAGTTTTCAAGAAACATTATATCCAGATCAAGCACAGTTTTCATATTTAAAAATAGATAATAAAATTTATACAATTACACAAATAATATGGGTGAATGATATTTATAACCATGAAAAATATAAAAAATTAATAACAACGTATAAGGAGTTAGGTAAATGGAAGAGTGAAGAAATAATGAAAATTAATGATGAAATTAATAAAAAACAATTAAAATTTAAAAATGATTTTAAACAGGGTGGTACATATCATTTTGGAAAAGAAGATATTGAAAAATTAGAAAAGGATAGAATTGATCCTAGAATGGATCCAAATTTAAAAAGGCAATCTATTTATTCTGAAAAGTTGGATATATTTGAAAAACTTACAAAAATAATTAATTATATTGAAGAATTAAACACATATATTGAAATTATTCCAACAGATTATAATATAATTTCAGATATTGTAAATAATATTAATACAAATTATATTAATATATCTGCAAAATTATCTACAAATAGAGAACTCGATAAAAAATTTAAAGAATTAAATATACAGATAAATTCAATTACTACATTAGAAAAAATTAATGACAATTATATTTCAAAACCAGGTATTAATATGAATTTTGAAAATGATGAAGAATCTATAAAAAATATTTTAAAAAGTAAATACAGTAAATATACAAACTTTACTACTTCTTTATCTGAATTTATTAAACCTAAAATGGTATCTACAAATGATGAATTACAAAAAACATTCACTGAATTTTTAGATAATACCGATAATCTACAATTATTTAATGCAATTATGAATCCAAAATATATCCAAAATATCGGTAAATATCTACGTGAAAATGAAAAAAGTACAGCAAGCATTACTACTGACGACTTTCAAAAACGGTTAGATACTGGTATTTCTATTATTGATGGAAATGAATATGAAATTATTTTAAGAATAGATGTTATTTCAGGTGAATTGAATAGTAATATTATATCAAAAATAGATTGTTCATATAAGGGTAAAACATTAGGTGATACATTAGAGAATTTAGTTAATGCAAAATATATTAATAAATGGGAATTAAATACAACACGTATAGATCCGATTAATATAGAGAATGAAATAGTTAATATAACTAATAAAGAACCTATCAATGAAAAAAAGGGTGGAAATATTAAATATAAAGATACCCGAAAATTACGATCTGAAATAATTAAGACCAGAAAAAGAATGTTGTGATAAATAATGATATGCTAAATAATAATATAAATAATAATATTTAGCCCAAAACGGGAATTGAACCCATGACCTCTAGCTTACAAGGCTAGTGCTCTACCGCTAAGCTATCTGGGCACTTTGTAATATACCTATTATTTTTTCTTTATATTATTTTATTAGTTTAATATAAATATATCTACGTTTGTAAATATTTAGGTTGGTGGGCTCAAGCAATAAATGATCTAACTGGTACACTTCAAAACAATTTACAAATACTAAAAAATGGTGATTCAAAAGCTATTTTTCAACATAGTATAAATGCTTATCAAGGAATGTCATTTGGTAGAACTAAACTATTTACATAAATAGTACTACTGATTATATACATTTACTGCTTTGCAAGTACAGATGAATTTCAAACATTAACTCTTTCAACTGTATAAAAAAATAATATATTTATATTATATTATTTTTTTAGATATTGGTTTTTATGATTTTATTTATTCAAATTATTATTATTTCATAATTGGTTTTCCATTCTTATATTGTCCAACTTCAATACTAATATCACCATTGTCATCTACGTTATAAATAATACTATCTATTTCATTAGTAACATAATATGTTTTTCCTTTTATTATGACTTCATATACTTCTCCTTCCTCTTCTCCTTCCTCATCTTCTTCTTCAACAACTTCTTCTTGTTCTTCTTCTTCAACAACTTCTTCTTGTTCTTCTTCTCCTTCAACAACTTCTTCTTGTTCTTCTTCTCCTTCAACAACTTCTTCTTGTTCTTCTTCTTCTATCTCCTCTTCATTTTCATCTCCTTCTTCTTCCTCCTCAATCACTGCCCCATTAGTAGAATAATAAGAATTTTCATTTATATTAATTATTAATACTTTATCTTCTACTTCAACCTTTTCAAAGGAAATATTTTCTGAAGTTGATATCTTTTCATCATCTTTTTGAATAATTTCTTGTCCACCATCCAATTTAATGATCTCTTCTTCATCATCATCAACAATTTCATAGACCATATTTCCCAAATCTCTACTTTTAACATGAACAGGTTCATATAATTTTTCTAGATTTTGTTTTATAACCAGTTTTTCTAACCTTCTATTATGTTTTTTCAATATTTTGAGTTGTCTTTTTAATTCAACATTTTCATTAGTTAAATTGCGAACAATTGGTATATTTTTTATAAAAGTAAAATTTTCAACACATTCATCATATTCTGTTTGTTTATTACTTGCATGTAATTCCAAAATACTATTTCCTATACTCTTCTTTACATTCTTAAGAGCTTGTATAAGTTCAATAGCGTTTACTGACATTTTAATAATAAAATAGATATATCTTTATGCTTTTTCATAAAATAGAATAATCACGATCAATTTTTTTAAAAATATTCATTTTTTATTTATAGGATCAATTGAAATTATAATATAAATATTGCAAACTATAATCCAAAGGAACATCTATATTATGAATAATAAATTCAGACATATTCAAAAATGATATTGTTATTCTTGAAGGTTTATTATAAATAATATATTGTAAAAAATTGTTAATAATATTTCGCTTATCTGTATTGTATTGAATGTTTATTTTTTGAATATAATCCAAAAATGTCTGAATTGGACATTTTTCAACTAATAAATCAAATATTTTCAAATAAATTTCATTTGTAATAATATTTTTTTCCCATTTTGTACTTGATTGATTCAATTGAATAAAATTAATCATACTACGTATATCTGAATCATATAATTGTTGTACAGTATCAATATCATTATCAGTTATTTCAATACTCTCTTTATAACAAATATCGCGAATAAATGTATGAATCTCTTTTTTTGGAAGCTGGTTAAACCGAATTGCAATAAATTCATTTTTCAGAGATTCATCAATTTTACTAATGTAATTGCAAATAAGACAAAAACGCACATTTTGTGTAGATATCTGTAATAATTGTTTCAATGCCTGCTGTGCATTTTTCGTCATATAGTCAACTTCATCTAATATGACAAACTTTATTCCACTTTCAAATAGATTATTTGAACGAACAAATTGATAAATTTGATTACGTATAATATCAATACCACGTTCATCCGATGCATTTAAATGAATAACTGTACTTTTACTTATTTGATGATATTTTGATTGATATGCTTGAATTAAATTTATAATAGTAGTCGTTTTTCCAGTTCCTGGAGGGCCATAAAACAATAAATTGGGGAAATAATTTTTTTCCAAAATTTTTTGGAAAATTTGACGATTAAATGGATCTAGAACAATTGTATCAAAATTAGTAGGTCTATATTTTTCTATCCATGGTATATTATTTTTAGTATCATGAAGATTCATATATGTATATGTATTTTATACATTTATATTAATTAACATAAAAACATTTAAAAGGACACCATAGTTAATACTATATATGAATTATATTATAACTCATCAAATATTATCATCACCAGCATACAACGAATACTACAAAAATATTGTAATTAATGAAACTGATATTTTCGATAAATCAGGAAAAGAACATTATCATTTATTGAGTTATCTATCTACACTATTTAATAATTCTAATATTATTGATATTGGAACACATATGGGACATTCTGCCATAGCATTGGCATATAATAAAACAAATACAATTTACAGTTTTGATATTGTAGATAAAATTCACTCTTCATATAAAATAATTGATAACATCAAATATGTATATGATAATTTATTTGATACAGATGAAATACGTAATAAATGGAAGGATATTATTTTATCATGTCCTTTTATATTTTTAGATGTAGATCCACATAATGGAACTATGGAATATGATATTATCCAATATTTAAAATCCATTGACTATAAAGGGTTTGTTATTTGTGATGACATTTGGTATTTTAAAGAGATGCGTGATCATTTTTGGTATAAGATCGAGCCACAATACAAATATGATTTAACTGAATTTGGACATTGGTCTGGAACAGGTGTTATTACATTCAATGAAAACATAACATTTAATAATTACAATAATTCTAATTGGACATTAGTTACTGCATATTTCAATCTTACAAAATGTCTAGATGCAAGTGAAGAAATAAATAAACGTGGATTTGAATATTATTTAAGTCATTCTATTTCAACATTATCTATGCCATATAATTTGGTTATTTATTGTGATGAAGAAAGTCTTGAAGAAATCAAAAAAATAAGACCAGCTTTCTTAGCAGATAAAACCGAATATATTATTTGGGATTTTGAAAAGATTCAATTTATTAAAAATGGAAGTCCATTAAATGAAACATTTGGTGATTATCGACAAAAAATTAATAATAATAGAAATGAAAAACCATATCATTTTGATAATAGAAATACCGCTAGTTACTATTTGTTTTGCTTGTCAAGATATGCTATGTTGAAAGATACAATTACAAGAAATACATTCAAGTCTACACATTTCTGTTGGATTAATTTTTGCATTGAAAGAATGGGATATAAAAATTTGATTCGTTTAGATGAGGCATTATCTGTGAACAGGGATAAATTTTCAACATGTTATATTGATTATATTCCAAAATCATTAATTGATGATGTTTCTGAATATTATAAATGGGGAAGATGTAGTATGTGTAGTGGATTTTTTACTGGTAATAGCACATATATGTATAATGTTTGTGATCTTATTGAAAATAAATTCTTGCACTATATGCAATTAGGGTATGGTCATGCGGATGAACAATTATACAGTCCTGTTTATTTCGATCATCCTGAATTGTTTGATCATTATTATGGTGATTATCAACAAATGATAACAAATTATAGATATATTTATGATTCCCCAGAACCTCCTATTTACAATTTTATTAAAAATAGTTATCAGAATGCGAATTATGTAAAGTGTTTTGAAGGTTGCAAATTTGTATGGAATTCATATGTATTAGATAAATGTACAATAAATGATGATTATTTGCAAAAGTTATATTGGTATTATATGAATTGTAAAAAACAATTAAAAATAATTAATTAAATTAATTAAATGTGTGGAATATTACATCTTTATTTAGGTCCAATGTTCTCTGGAAAGACAACCAAATTAATACAGATCTACAAGACAAGAACTTATATTGGTAAAAAAGTTGTTGTTTTAAATTATAGTCGGGATAAACGATATAGTGATTCTATGCTATCCACACATGATAAAATGATGATTCCATGTATTTTCACAGACACACTTTCTGATATTTGGAAAAATGCCGATAATATTTTTTATCAAGCAATTCAAGATGCAGATACGATTTTAATTAATGAAGGTCAATTTTTTCCAGATATTTACCAATGTGTCATAGAAATGGTAGAGGATTGTAATAAAGAGGTTCATATTTGTGGATTGGATGGTGATTTTCAAAGAAATGTGTTTGGATCTCTTCTACAATTAATTCCATATTGTAATACTGTTGAAAAATTGAATGCATTATGTGCAGATTGTCGTGATGGGACAAATGCACTATTTTCTTATAGAATATCACAGGAAATGCAACAAGTTGTAATTGGTTCAGATAATTATAAACCATTATGCCGTGATTGTTATAATACCCAAAAATAGTTCTGCGTAAACCCCCTAATCATTTTATAAAAGAATATAGAAAAATTGTGTATATTTTATTATAATGGATCTGAATCCTATTAAAAAACGCGGTAGAAAGAAGAAGGAAGAAAATATTCAAATAATAATTGAAGAACAACAAGAACAAGATGTAACACCTATTAAAAAAAGAGGTAGAAAACCAAAGGGGGGTAAAATTATTGTATCAACAGACTCAATTGATTCAAAAGAAGCTGCTATTGTTAATGTTATTTTACATTTAAAATGTTCTATTAAAGATTTAGATCAATATAATGATGATTTAAATAACCATATTACAAATCCATTAGAATATAAACCAATTGTTCCACCAACAATTGAAACATATAATGAAAATGATTATGGATTATCAATGTATCAAAAAGAAATTTCTGAACCAATACCAGAAGGAAAACAATATGCGTATCTGGATGCTGTTTGTAAAAGCTGTAATTGTCAAAATGAAATTGCTCCTGAAATGACAGAAGATGGTGAAATCGATAAACTAAATGTGAAAGATATTAATCAAAAATTGAAAAAATTACGTATTCAATTTTATAAAAACATTATTTATGATAAAAAATCAGCATGTTTTTGGTGTACATATGAATTTGATAATGAACCATGTTATATTCCAAAATATGAAATGGATAATAACATTTGTGGATATGGATCATTTTGTCGTCCCGAATGTGCTGTAGGTTATTTAATGAAAGAGTCCATTGATGATTCTACCAAATTTGAAAGATATCATTTATTAAATCAAATATATAGTAAGGTGTATGGATATAAAAAAAATATTAAACCTGCTCCTAATCCATATTACCTTTTAGACAAATTTTATGGTTCATTAAAAATACAAGAATATCGTAAATTATTGAAAACCGAACATATGTTATTGGTCATTGATAAACCAATGACAAGAATCTTACCTGAATTACATGAAGACAATGATGATTTTATAGTGAATTTATATGGATCATCTAAACCAGAATCAGCTATTACAAATCAATCTTCAGGGGGTGTTTATAAAGTAAAGCGGCAAAGTGAAAAGAGTAATAAGGATGATAAAAAGACAGCAATTAGAAATAATTTTGGTGGGGTATCATCATAAAAGTTTGTGATCTATTATATTATATAAACAATTATATAATATGAATAAAAATGTTTTATTAATCATTATGATTTTTTGTTATTTATTACCAATTTACTATGTTTATTATAATTATAATTCTAATAATAGTGTTTCTAATATAATATGTGATGATAATTGTAAAAATTACATTTTATTTTTTATGTTTTTAATGGGAATAGCAACATTGTTATATGAAGTAGAAAGAAATGACAATTATTCGCAAATTTTGATTTGTATATTACTCATTGGTATATATGGACTTATTAATGTAAATGAAACACATATCATTCATTATATTTTTGCATTTTTAGTTTTTATGGCTATTTTATTGTTTATGATTAGACATTGCTATTTGACAAATTGCGATAGTATATTATCATTCTCATTATTTTTGGAAATTGTTGCATTATTTCATATTATAATAAATATTAATGAAAATATATTTTATGGAGAAATTTTTTATATTTTGAATTTTGCTTTTTATTATTTATATTTACATTTTATTGATGATATTCCTTTAGTTGTATAATATATATTATTACACATGTTATCATAATATAAGAGATGATACCCTGATAATATAATCTCATATGTATATATAATGAAAAGAACATGGTCTAGAAAATATAAACTTAGTATCAATTGTAAGAAACCTCGTGGATTTTCACAACGCCAATATTGCAAATATGGTAAAAGAAAAACACAAAAGAATCGTATAAAATTAGGAAAAAATTAGATATGTTCTAATTGTAAATAACTTGGTAAATTTTCAAATTTATGCTTTGTAAATTGTACAAAATCATCATATGGAATCGATGTCATATTTTCACAACTTAAAAATTCATCCATCTCTTTTAAGAATTGTCTGGGTTCTCGAATTCGTATTCCATCTTTACCAAAAAGTTGGAATTCATGATATTTTAATAAATCAGGAAAGTTTTTTTTCATAAAAGCAGATACAGTTCTAAATTCACTAAATCTATAATATATATGTGATAGGTTCATAATATTTTTTATCCAATTATTATCTGTATCTAATTCAATATGACGAATTAATCCATCCAATACTTCGTGATAAAAAATAAAATGATGAGGTACAAAAGTACCTTCTTCAGGATCGCAAATAGATAATTTTGTTAGATTAAATAGTGAATTTTTATATTGTTCTAAAACCCATTCACTTTTCGATTTTTCTTGTAAAACAGCAAATTTATATGTAGACGAATCAGATGTAGGATAAATGTCCCATTTTATAAGTGGAATTAAATCAGAATCCCATACAACATATGGATTTGATAAATTGGGTATTTGTGAAAATGCACCTAATTTAATAAGTTGTTGATACCACCACCCAAATTCTCGAGAACGTTCATCTTGTACTTTATTAAACATATCATAAATATCATTATAATGTAGATTATAATTTGCAACAAAGAAATTTTCTTCTGGTATGGTTATTATATGTACAGACCATTTAATTGATTCTCTTCTAATTATATCGCAAAACTTTGTTGGTGTAACTATATAAATATTTTTTGGTGAATAAAATTTATATATTGCTTCAACTACAGTTTGTACCATATAATGATAACGATGAAGAGGTATTACAAAATCAATTATTCCATTTGACATTTTATATATACATATATGTGAAATTTATAATCTTGAATAGTTTATATATTTATTTGAGACAACTGAGTATACTTTTACTAAAATAAATAATTACAATATAGATCAAGAAAAAAAATGATGAGAGTATGAGGTCATCATTTTTTTCTATGTCCATCATATGATAAGAAGTTAATCTAATCATCATAATAAACACTATGAAGATCTGAATATATGGTCCAGGCTTCACCTTTGTCATCTTCATACATGAAGACTTCTCTGGTATCACCATTACCATAATCATGAGTGGATTTGAAAAGGTATCGCTTGACACCTGCTCGCCCCCACCCAATAACATAACCGTAGTTTCCAGGATTAGTGGATCGGTTATGTTTATTCAGGTTCTCTGTGGTAAGAGATATGTTTGTGTCCTCGTAAAGGATTTCATCAAATGATTTTGGTAAACATTGTTCACCATCATCATTATCGTAAACCTCTATGATGACGCCTGATCCGTCATTATGATAAAGGGATTTATCATATAGATACCTCTTGACGAAGGTACCATCTTGACGAGGACGCAAAACATATCCACCGGACCTTCCGGGAATAACTGGACTACTAGATGTATCAGAAGAAGATGCTGATACATCAGAACACACTGACTCGCTAGTAACTGAACGGATGATAGAAGACATAACTTTAATGGATAGAAAGTATATTATTTATTAAAATATTAAAAAAGTGAATCAATTTTATTTTTCATTTTTTTACATTGAATAATTAATGTTATATTATATTGATGATTCTTTTTTCTAATTCTAAATAATATCGAAAAAAATATAACATTGCGATAATAAACAATTTATATGATTGATAGCAAATATATATATAAAATTTTCAGGATAGAAGAATATAAAGAATAATTATAATACATAATAAAAATGATAACTGGAAGAATTGTTGGTGGATTAGGAAATCAACTTTTCCAATTATTTGCATTATTGGCATATAGTATTGAAAATAAAGTAAAAGCCATTTTTATTTATGAAAAAATAGTTACTGGTCGTCAAACATATTGGGATTCCTTTTTTAAAAATTTGATTATTTTTACAAGTAAGTTTGCACCAAATAATATGACAAATGAACAAATCTTTGGATTCCCTCAATTTAAAGAGCCTGGATTTGAATATACACCCTTTCCAAATTTCGAAAAAGACGAAAAATATAGTACATCTGTTTTTATTCAAGGATATTATCAGAGTTATAAATATTTTGAAAAAGTACAAGATCAATTGTTCTCTTTATTAAAATTAGAAACACATAAAACAAACATAAAAAATGAATATGCATCATATTTATTTAACGCTGATATTGATTTAGTTTCAATGCATTTTCGTTTGGGTGATTACAAACAAAAACGATATTATCATCCCATTTTGAATTATGAATATTATGAAAAAGCATTGATACACATTCTTGAAAATAGAGAACATAAAAATAGAAAAATTGAAGTTCTATATTTTTGCGAGTCAGAAGATAATGATTTTGTATTTCAAAATCGTATTGTACCATTAAAAGCTATATTTCCAACAATCGAATTTATAAAAGTAGATGATCAAATAGATGATTGGAAACAAATGATAATAATGAGTTGTTGTAATAATCATGTTATTGCAAATAGTACATTCAGTTGGTGGGGTGCATATTTATGTTCCATTCAAAATAAAATTATTTGTTATCCTTCAAAATGGTTTGGTGAATATTATGAACATAATTATAAATGTGATGATTTAATGCCTGATTCTTGGATAAATATTGAGGCTACATCAAGACCATGGGACCAACCATTAATATAAATTGTTGTCATTAATAATAAAATTGAAATAGTTTAAAGAAACACACCCTTCTTTATATAGATTTTATGGCAACATCTCAAATTGATCAAGAATGGACACAATATTTATTAAATATATCTAATAATAGTTCTTTTAGAGAACCTAATTTATCGGCATATACCCCTGCTAAAAAAAAAATAGATGATATTCCAAAAATTGATTTTGATATACCTATATTAAAAAACACAGCCCCTATTTGTGAAGAATTATATATTTCTACAAAAACAAAAGTATTATATTTAAATCAGGAAATAGATATTAATCGTATTTTCTGGTTACTTCCTATTATTGAAAATTGGAGACCTGGATCTGGAATTATTAAAAAACAAATGAAGATAGTATCTAATTCAAAAGAAGAATATGATGATTATCGTAAAAAACTAGATGGTATATATTATTTTACAGAACATATTATAAAACAGATCGATAATCCAACAGCACGTCGTATTAAATTCAAAGATGAACGAAAAATAACAATTGGATTATCAAAAAAAGATATTATGAATTGTCGAGGGAAGGTCAAAAATGCATTTTATAATTGTTTTGCTATGATATTGCGATTTAAGATCCTCGATGAATATAAAGAAATTCATGTAAAAATTTTCAATACCGGAAAATTGGAAATTCCTGGTATTTTGAATAATAATATTTTGGATATTGTAAAACAGATGATTTTAGATATCATTCAGCCACATATTCCAAATAATTTGGTATATGTTGATATGAATAAGGGGGATGAAAATGTATTAATTAATTCAAATTTTAATTGTGGATTTTATATAAATCGTCAAAAATTGCATTCTATTTTACGAGGTGAAAAATATTGTATTGAATCAGCATATGATCCATGTAGTTATCCTGGTGTAAAATGCAAATTTTATTTTAATAATGAACTTCCTTATACTTTAGAAGATCAAAAGGGTCGCATTATGAGTCAAGATCGTGGAATGAAAATGTCAGAATTAGATGATAGTAAAAAATATACGGAAATATCTTTTATGGTATTTCGTACTGGAAGTTGTTTAATTGTTGGTAATTGCAGTGAACGCATATTACGTATTGTATTTGATTTTATAAAAAGTATTTTAATAAATGAATACAATGTTATTTCAGTATTAAATGATAATACAAATGTAAAAGTGAAAAAAGTGAAATTGCGTAAGAAGACAATTATAGTTACTGGTGAATATTTTAATACAAACATACAAAAGAGTATTGAAGATTATAACCCTTTACAAGAATAGATTTTTGTATATCTTTAGGAAAAATATGGGAGGAATGAATATGGGAGGAATGAATATGGGAGGAATTTTAATGCGGAAAAATGAATCTTTTTTATCGTCAATTAAATAATTATTCGTTTTAATGATATAAAGTAGTATCTATCTATACAATATAATTAATAAATAATGAGTACACCAATTTCACCTTCTACAATGACAACACCTAATGGATATAGGTTACCTGAGAACACAACTCTCCAACATGCTGCAAAACTCGGTATTGTTGAAGATAAACCAATCATGTTAGACTATTGGACAAATTCCTTAGACAAAACTGTTTTGATTGGTGTAAAGGATGATAAAGAAAAGTTATTAGTAAAATCTGAAGAGGAATACACAAGTCCTATTTCAAAAATTTTTAAAGTAGGAAAGGAATATATTGTTATGACTGAAAATTCAATTTACATTGTTGATGTTGATATTCCTACTAAACGTATTAGTGCATAGGTTATTTACACCGATAAATCACCTTTATATATAAATAATTTGTTTTATTCTACAAATTATTTATCGATAATAATCAAAATTTGGAGTAGGAAGTGAAAATAGAATGCGATCGGTATATTTTGATGCTAGTTTATGGAAAATTTTTCCTAAGATTTCAGTCCATCCTATAGGATATTTTGTATCAGGATAATATTCAATACAACAATCAGTTGCATGTGAAGGATACATTTTTAAAAGTTCATATTTTTCATCTAATATTTTAGTTTGACAATTATACCAATCTATTACAAAATCAGTATTTTTTCGCATAATATATGCACAATTTCCGGGTAGTTTTTCCCATAAATGATTTACCTCAACTGATGCAATATTTTCAGGACAAGATTCATGATAACTATTGATCCATATTTCAGGATCATTTTGCATTTCTTCAAAAGCTTTTTCCCAAGATCCATTTGGTATTTTAATGTCAGAATATCCACCACCATAATGACGCATAAAATATGTTCTTAAATAATCAGATTTATGAGTTTCAGAAAGATATGGATATGCTGGATGTAATGGGTAATCTGGTTTTATATAATTATCGAGATTATGTACAGTAATCAGTTTAATTATACATCCAGTCTCTTGAGCTAATGCATTTAAACAATCAATTCTTCGAAAGGACATTTCATTTGTTCCTGTCCAAAATACAAATATGTGTTTATTTTGTATGGGATCTTCCATTTATTAATTTATATAAAATAAGGTATTTATATTATTTTTATATGAATAATATAAGAATATATGCCAAAAACTTTAGAGAAAAAAACTCGTTGTCAAAAAGGGTTTATTCGTGATAAAAAAACAGGTGAATGTGTTCCAAACACTGAAAAAAAAACATTAATAAAAGGTTCACCAAAAACGAAAAAAAATATAGATAAATTATCAAAAATATTGGAAAAGCGTCGAAAATGTATTCGTACGCAGAGAAACCGTTCAAAATAAATTATAAAATATTTTTTAATTGATCGATTTGTTCTTTTGTTAAAGTATCTGGAAAATCCACTATAAATTCTATAATTAAATTTCCTGTTTGATTATCTTTATTTATTCCCATTCCATTTATCACTTTACAATAGTTTGGTTTAATAATACTATTATTTACTATATTATTCATTGATATCATTTTTCCATTCAAATGATTAATTTCAAAAGTAAATCCACAAAGTGATTCTTTTAGGGTTATTTTCTTTTGAAATACTAAGTCTAAGCCTTTTCTTTTGAAATTTGTATCATTTAATACTTTAAAAATTAGCTTAATATCACCTCGTTGACCATGATGTGATATGTTGCCTTGATCTCTTAAAATAACTATTTCTCCATCATCAATACCTTTAGGAATAGTTATAGAAATAGATTTCATTTCTGATATATTTAATCCATTCGAATTATCTTGTTTTTCAATTTGAATTTCAATAGATTCTTCATTATATACTTGTTGTAATGTAACTTGTATATTTTTTATAATTGGTTGTGGTTTATTCATTTGTTGAAAAATATTTTGAATATTAGGATCCATTCCAGGAAATCCTGGAAATCCTCCCATATTCATTCCTCCCATAGGAAACCCACCCATACCAGGATTACCTCCACTATGGAAAACTCTAACACCAGGTCCACCAGACATTCCAGGCATTCCACCAAACATCATTGAAAAAATATCATTCATTTCAGGTCCTCCTCCCATATTCATTCCTCCCATATTCATTCCTCCCATGTTCATTCCTCCCATGTTCCCACCTCCAAATCTTGATTCCATATCATATTGTTGTCTTTTTTGCGAATCTGATAATATTTCATATGCCTCATTTATTTTTTTATATTTTTCAGTTGCTTCTGGATCAGCATTTCGATCTGGATGATATTGTAATGATAGTTTGCGATATGATTTTTTAATATCTAGTTCAGATGCATCTTTTGAAACACCCAAAATATCATAAAATGTAGACATTTTTATAAAATTTATGTAAAATTGTTTTTATATACAATTCAAAAGTCTATATAAAACAAGAAAGACTATCTAAAAAGGAAGGTAAAGAAATAGACAAACTAAAAATAGATATAAATATTTATTATAATTAATATAATAAATATGTCTTCTAAAGAAACCTTCATTTCCAAATATAAACCTTATTATTTACATGATTTTGGAATGAATGAACATATGTTAAAAACAATTCAATTATTAATGGGAATTAATGATTTAAATTTACTTTTTATAGGACCTTCTGGTTGTGGAAAAACAATTCTTTTATATAGTATAATCCGTGAATACTATGGATTATCAAAAACATCTACCATACCAGAAACCAACATACTGTTTATAAACCATCTTAAAGAACAAGGTATTCAATATTACCGAAATGAAATGAAAACATTCTGTCAATCACAATGTTCAATATATGGTAAAAAAAAGATAATTGTCATTGATGATCTAGATACAATTAATGAACAAAGTCAACAAGTATTTCGCAATTATATTGATAAATATAAAAATAATATACATTTTATAAGTGTATGTACGAATATTCAAAAAGTGATTGAAAGTTTACAATCACGTATTCATATTATACAAATAATACCACCAACAAAAACAGAAATAGAAAATGTTATGAATCATATTCTTGAAAAAGAAAACATACAAATAGATGAAGAATCAAAACAATATATATTATTATTATCGAATGATTCAATACGAATTTTAATTAATCTTCTAGAAAAATGTTTCATATTTGGAGAACCAATTACTATACCTATTTGTAAACAATTATGTTCATCTATTTCAACGCAAAAGTTCGAAGAATACATAGATCAATTATCTTTAGGAAATATTCAACCAGCCATTACTATTTTATACGAATTTTATGAGCATGGATATTCTGTCATCGATATATTAGATTACTTTTTTAATTTTATTAAAATAACAAACCAAGTTCAAGAAGATGTGAAATATAAAATAATTCCCTTTTTATGTAAATATATTACTATTTTCCACAAAGTTCATGAAGATAATATAGAGCTTGCGTTTTTTACAAACAATTTATACCAAGAAATATTTTCAAATATACATTAGATATAAGAGAACAATAAACAAAAAAATATATGTCTAAGCAAATATTTAAAAAACCAATAGAATCATCACATTTATTTGATATTTTAGAACAAACATGTATTAAAAACGATGATCATTATATAATTGATATAAATGCTTATAAAAAAATAAAATTTCATAACCTACATATAAACTTTTTAGAATCAATAAGTGAATATTATCATACATCCAAAAAATATTATATTGAGCGTGAATTTACATATAATTCATTTACAAATATTGTTCGACAAATTTGTAAATTTAACAATATTCGTTTTACTTCAAATATTTGTTATAATCATTCTACTTATTATATTCATTATATAATATACTTTATAAAAGATGAATCTAAAGAAAAATAAAATAGAAATATATAGTATATTTTATTATAATGTTTGAAAGTAAAAATATATATAAATATGCTATTGTATTAGGAGTCATTGTTGTAGTTAGTTATTTTGGAGACAAAGTGAGATCTACATTTAATACGAAAGATAAAGACGAATATGAGATGATAAAAAAATATTTATTAAATGATTCTCCTCTTTATGGATATAATAAACCAAAAATATGGATCCATACAAAATATGATATAAATGCTCGCAAATGGAGGGATTTTTATTCACGTAATACTACAGATTTAAATCAACCATATATTCATTTAACAATAAAAAGCATTATTAACCATTGTTCTGATAATTTTCATATATGTTTAATAGATGATGAATCGTTTAGTAAATTAATACCTACATGGGATATTGATATGAATATAACACCTGAACCAATGCGTAGTCAATATAGACAATTAGGATTAGCACAACTTCTATATTATTATGGTGGTATGGTTGTTCCTAATTCATTTTTATGTACTCGCAATTTAAAGGAATTATATGATCAAGGAACATTAGGTAGTAAACCATTTGTATGTGAAGCAATTAATCGTTCTTCTAATATTAATAATAAAAAGGATGGTAGCAATTTACTTTTTATTCCAAGTACATATTTTATGGGTTCAAAAAAGAATAATATTGTCATATTAGAATATGTTGAATATTTAAAAGAACGATCATTAAGAGGATATTATACCAATGAATATGAATTCTTAGGAGATACTAGTATAGGTTCGTGGGGGTCTGTAAATAAAGGAAAAATGAATCTAGTAGGTGGTGAATTTATTGGAATTAAAACAAACAAGGGTAAACAAGTTTTGTTGGAAGATTTAATGGAAGATAATTATTTAGATTTAAATCCAAATATGTATGGAATTTATATTCCACAAGATGAAATATTGTCAAGACCTAAATTTCAATGGTTTGCAGTTCTTGATTCTGCACAAATTTTAGAAACAAAAACATTTATAGCAAAACATTTCAAGGCATCAATTGTTGATTCGTATTATGATACAACCAATTCTGGAGAAATTAAAAGTACTGTTGCTATATAATATCATAGATAATTCATAGATCATAAATAAAATTGATTATTTTTTATCATTTATTAACATATTAATAAATAATACAATGAACTTCATATTTATATTATGCGTGATTTTACCAACAATAAATGGGTTTTTAATACCATTTTTACAAGAAAAATTGATTGTTTCTAATTTAGAAACAATTATATCAAGTAAAGCAGTTAGTTCTTCTATATTTACACATTTACAAAAAGAAATTGATATTGAACGTGTTATGTTACAGAGTTTTTCATTACATATATCTCCAACAACTGGTTATATGTATATGTCTATTATGGCTACTATATTATATGGTCAATGGAAATTTTATGATGGTTCTCAATATAATAAACTTCGAAAAATAGGCAAATTTTCTAGAACTGAAAAATGTATAAAAGGTGTGTTATTAATTTTTGCAATAGTATTTATGAAAGATATTGAATCAGTCACCTAATTTAGATTTTTATTGTCTTTTATTTGATTATCTTTATTTTGATTATCTTTATTTTGATTATCTTTATTTTGATTATCTTTATTTTGATTATCTTTATTTTGATTATCTTTATTTTGATTATCTTTATTTTGATTATCTTTATTTTGATTATCTTTAAATTCTATTTTTGTTAATGCATATTGTCCACATGGACCACAATGGTCTTCATTTGATAAATCAATTTTAGAGTTCATTTGTTTATTACATTGTTCTATCCGCCATCTACCGATGGGTTTTGGAACTTCATTTGAAAATATTTTTTTAATAATAGTTGTTATAAATTTCATAATATATAACAATAAATGTTATTAAGTATTTTTATAATTACACCTTTTCTCATTTAAAACGCCCATTTTAAATGAGTATCTTATAAATAATTCTTCTTGATTTTTCGTGTATTATTTTTCTTGGATACATATTTTTCTGGTCTTTCATATGTCCCTTTAATTATATTTCTGTATTTTTCTTTTGGTATTTCTCTTATTACCTTTGTTATATTTTCCTTTAAGGCAATATGAGTTAATCCATCTAATTTTTGTAATCTGGATTTCAACATACTAAAGTAATTTTCAATAGAATTTGTAAAATGTTGATATGGAACAGTATATAATAAATGGTTTTCTTTATTTATTATTTCTTTTACTTTTGGATTTCTATGACTACTCGCATTATCCAAAATAATTAATTAATTTTTGTATTTTCCTGAAATATGTGTTTGTATAAATTCTACCATTCTATCAGAATTTATTCCACTTTTTTCATATAAATCCCAACCAACCATTCCATCAAAAGAAATAGCAAATACACCAGTATATTTTTTGAATACTTCTTGAGATTTTGTTTTTATTACACATCTTTTTCCTTTTTGACTATAGCAGTGATTTCGTTTTTGTAATGATTTTATACTTGTTTCATCAATACAAATTATATCTTCTATTTTATACTTTTTAACTTCTTCATAAAATTCCTTCAAATTATTATTTATATCAATATCCTTACCAAAACGCTTTACTGGTTCGTGTCTTATTCTTGTTAATTTCAAA